GGATACTTCAGGAAACATGGATACTTCAGGAAACATGGATACTTCAGGAAACATGGATACTTCAGGAAACATGGATACTTCAGGAAACATGGATACTTCAGGAAACATGGATACTTCAGGAAATATGGATACCTCAGGAAATATGGATACTTCAGGAAACATGGATACTTCAGGAAACATGGATACATCAGGAAACATGGATACTTCAGGAAACATAAAGACTTCTGAAATAATGTTTCAACTATATGATAACTCAGGAAATACTTATAGCGTTACTCCTTCTTTTAGTTGGAAAATTGAAAGAATAGAAGTCATTCCTCTTTATAATGGATTTCCTAATGTTGTAAAAAATATTCTCTGGTGTTACAATGCGTATGTAACAATAAATGGTATCGAATATAGTGGATATTATTCTGGACTTTCGGTTCTACCACCACCAGATACAACATTCATTTCATATGAAAACCTAACATTACCTATTATTTCAGAATGGCTCGAAAAACATGTTGATATGGAATTTGTATATTCATTTATATCAAATCAAATACAAAATAACTTTTCGCCACCATTAATTACTCTTCCACTGCCGTTTCGATAATTTACTACTTTATATAAATAATACTAAAATATATATAAAATATATATGACAACAATACGCAAACCTAAAAATAAAAATAATACAAAGAAAATACCTAATCTTAATGCCAAACCACTTAATCTTAATGCCAAACCATCTAATAATGCCAAACCATCTAATAATCGCCTCAACTATCCAACTAATAAAGTTTCAAACAGAACAGTGAAAAGACCTAGTTCAAGGACTTCAAAAAGAACTCCAAAATGAAGTCTAAAAATATAATTATAATAAAATATCATTTATAATACACTTACTAATAACATTCCTATAAATAAAATTATTAATAAGAAACATAATATATACTTCAACTTTAACATATATATTATACTTTGTTTTTTAACCCTTCAACGTTTTCATAAAATCCAAATAATTTACTTTTTATAAAATATTTGTTATGATTTATGGTAATAAGTGTATATATAATTTTACATAATTTAACATTCATTTACAGACAAATTCGTCGGTAAAATTGTTAAAGGGTTAAAGAAAATATTTTCTTTTAGTTTTGAAACTTGTATAAAAAACTTTTCAATATAATTATCAAAATATGTGATATCAATAAATAAAAAATATTCATCATCATAATTCATAATAAAATCTTGTAAAATTATCGTTCATAACATTTATTTATAATATAAAAAAATATTTATATTGTAATAGTATAATAATATAATATGTTTAATTTGTTTGCCTTTAAGGGAGCACAAGATGCTGAAATGATACAAAATCAACAATATACATCTCCAGAAATAATTACTATTTTGTTTAATAAATCATTAAGTTTAAAATATGGTGATTTAATAAAAATAAAAGGATTTATAGTAGAAAAAGATAATATTAATAAACTTATGAATGAAGAATTAGAATTTACTTTTGGGTCAACATGTTTTAAAATACCTTTTTCATTTTTAATAAAAAGTAATAAAAATGGATTAGTTTATTTTGTTAAAAACGATGAAACAAATTGTTTTATTGATTTTCCGCATGATTATTTTTTTAATCATAAAATACCAATAATTCAATTACAATTTAGTGAAATTAGTGTTAGACTAACTAATAAAGTTTGCGATTGTAACGTTGAAATTGTTATGGATAAATATGTTTTAGATATTGAAGAAAGAAAACAACTTGCTTCTACTATACACCCAATAGAACATAATATAAGAAATATTAAACATTTAAAAATACCATTTAACAATCAAAACGAAAATATTTATACTTATAAATTAGAAACACAAATAGATTTTATAAACCAAGGAATATTTATTGTTAGAGATTGTGAACATGATATTCAAAATATAAATATTACATTAAACGATAATATAACAGCTTTCAATTATGATGTTAATTTATTGAATATTTATGCTGAAGATGTTGGTAAGTTAACTTATTATAGGTTTAATGTTGATGAAAAATATAATTCTAATAATATAGTTGGTTGTATAAATATGTCATTATTTGATAAAGTAACAATATATATAAGAGTAAAATCATTAAAAGATAACTATGAACCATATTTGGATATATATATGCCTTATTGGAATATTTTGATGTATAATCAAGGACTAGTAGGAATTAAGTATTCTGTTTAGTTGATTTTTATATTTTTTAGGTGTGTGTATTATGTTATGTGTTTTATGATATAATTTTAATAATAAGTTAATCATTTTGTAAATGGGTATAATAAAGTTTCCCAACAAAATAACATTTTTTACCGCTTTTAGTTATACAGTTGTCTTTATTAGTTTTATGATTTTTAAGTGATTTATTAGTTTTGCTAGGTTTATTAGTTTTATTTTTTTTTCGTTATATATAATAATAATATATACAATAATTTTTATAACTAAAATAAATTTAATTTACACCTTTGAAGATTTAAAATGGGACAAAATCCCATAAAAATTAACAAGGTTTGCCCTTTGCGGAGCGTGTAAAGTAAATAAATATAATAATATATTATATGCTATTCCATATTAACATTTTACCAATTCAATTGAAAATTATTTCAGTTTGTTAAAGTCAAGATTACAAAAGTAAAGAACCCATCAAATTTATGAAAAGTTTGTCTCATTTTTTAATCAGCATAACTATTATTGAACGACTAGTTTTGAAATATTAAGATATTAACATAACTCAAATATCCGATAATAATTTTATATAAAGATATATTTTTCCTAATATAAATGGGTAAAAAAAAACTGCGACCATTTGTTAGCATTTGTACACCAACATTCAATAGAAGACCATTTATACCAATTTCTTTTGAAATATTCAAAAATCAAAATTATCCTAAAAATCGTTTAGAATGGATTATTGTCGATGATGGTACAGATTCTATCGCGGATTTGATAGAATCAGCAAATATTCCACAAATAAAATATTTTCGTGTCAACGAAAAAATGTCTCTGGGAAAAAAACGTAATTATATGCATTCTTTAATATCAGAAAATTCTGAATATATAATCTATTTTGACGATGATGATTGGTATCCACATGACAGAATAAGTCATTCGATAGATATGTTAGAAAAAAATCCATCGTGTCTTATAGCAGGTTCTAGCGAACTATATTGCTATTTCAAACCATTGAACTCGAATGAATCCCCACAACTTATTCAATTTGGACCCTATAATGCAAATCATTCTACTGCGGGAACATTTTGTTTTCATCGAAAACTACTTTCAATAACTAGATATGACGATTCTAAAGAATTAGCAGAAGAAAAAGATTTTTTGAAAAATTATAATATTCCATTATTACAATTAAACCCACTAAAAACAATACTAGTATTTAGTCATAAACACAACACATTCGATAAAAGAACATTGCTAACGAGTATGCCGAATCCATTTATGAAAAAAAGTGAAAAGTCAATTGATATGTTTTTTCGTAAAGGACATCATATAGATGAAAAAATTAAGCATTTTTTTATGGAAGAGATAGACGAATTATTATTAAAATATGAACCGGGAGAACCAAAAAATAAACCAAACGTATTAAAACAGATAGTGGAAATAAACAACGAAAGAGAAAAAGTAATTCGTGAATCTTCTAATACTAATAAATTTATGACTAGTAAAAATGGTATTCCGAATCAACCAGTATCGTTTGAAGAAATACAGCAAATCATACACGCACAACAAAATAAAATAGATTATTTGATGGTATATATAAAAGAATTAGAACATCAAATAGACATATTACAAAGACCGTAATATTGACACAATAACATATATTATATTTCATCATATTCTAATTCATCCTCATCTAATTCATTAGATACTAAATCATCAACTTTAACATTCTTGTCTAGATACCTATATATACGTTTTACATCTAGTTTACATATATTGAGTGTTTGAAATAGTTCCATTACTTGATTTAATTTATCATTTTGATTATAAAACGATTTTCCATAGAGTAACCTTAACTCTTTGAAAAAAGCTTTCATATCTCGTTTATCCATATTTAATTCTTGACAAAAATTATATATGAATAGTTGATTATTGTATTCTGTTGAATATTTTGTTAATACTTTGGTAAATCTAACTTCTTCGGGTTGAAATTTACCACTATTATTTGGAAATATTTGATGATAAATATAGTTATTATAAAATGTTTTTATCAAAGAACTCATTTCATTAAATACCCATATTTGATTTTGAAATGTAATTCTATCTATGTAATCAGCATAACATATATTATCTAATGCTCTAATATAAAAATTAATATAACCCATATTTGTGTTTAACTCGGATGGTCGAATTGTTTCTAGTGTTTGAGTTGTCTCTAGTGGTTGAACCGTTTCTAGAAGTTGGGACGTTTCAATAATAGGAGATATATCGTTTTTTGTTTTTATTTCACGTTTCTTTTTTGAAGCATTTTTTTTTTCTTTGGGAAAAGGTTTATCTATATTATTTTTTGACAACGTTTTTGATTGAAGTGTTTTTACTTTAGTTGTTTCTGTGAACGTATCTATAATATTTTCATGATACAGAAGACTCACTATAGTACGGTCAGTTTCATTCATAAAAGTAGCGTGTTCTTCAATTGGTATATGATTATTTATTAAAGTGTGTGTTATTTTTTTTGCGTCATAATTATAAGATTTCAAAACAAATATAGCTGATATTATTTCTTCACTTAAAAGCTCCGGTTTTTTTTTATACAAGTTAACGACAAACTCTAATTTTACTAGATCGCCTTGAATATAGTTTAATATATTAGACTTCAAAGAAGGAGATAATTTGATTGGTACAAGTCGATGGAGTATTTTTTCTATTTGTTGGTTGGTTGGTGTTTTCAATTCAAATACATTACATACTTTCATCAGTTCTTTGATTTTTTTATCTATGTAATAATTACCAATACAAATAATAGGATTCAATGTTATATTTTCTGTTTTTTGTTTTTTAGTTTTTTTTTGTCTGATAAGTTTTATCAAAGAAGTGATACCGCCTTTATCTCCATTATTCATACCATCTATTTCATCCATTACGATCGCAATTTTTTTTATTTGACCGCTCATTAAATGTAAAACATTACGGTTTGATATATTATTACTCGTTATAGTTTCAATAAGCGATTTATTACGAACATCACCAGCATCATATTTTATAACATCATAGTTCAAAGACTTCAATATATCCATTACAAAACGCGTTTTACCACACCCTGGAGAACCATAAATATATATTCCTTTTTTGAAATTTATACATCTACAATTTGATTCAAATGAGTTCAATATATTTTTTATTTCATTTGCTACTTGTACTCTGTCTAATTCTATAAAATCTATATTTTCTGTATAACTATTTTCATAATGGTATGTTTTTTTCGGTTTATTAGTATTTATTAAGAGTGGATTTGAAATATTTTCTATTTGGTTTTGTCTTTCATTATTGAATAAATTATTTATTAATTGACTTTTTGACATTTAATAAATTAAGTTTTATATTATAAATCAAAAATATTTATATATCTTGTATTCAACCGCATATTTTTACATCTTTGAAAATTTAGAAACACAACTTCTTTATTACGCAGAAACTTTATAACCTTCTCTCTTATGTCTAGTGTTCTATATTATTTTTGTGGAAATATAAGAGCGTTGCGGTTTTATATCTTCAAATATATAATTACTTTATCGTCCAAATTTACTGAAATCGGCAGTAACTGGTACAAAATTTGATGTTTTAATATTAGACGGAGTAGCATTATAATTATTATTAAAGTTAGCTACATCTGTTGGTAATGCTGTTGAGAATTGATTTGTTCCTTTCATATATCCCATATTCGAAACGGTGTTGTCACCATTGTAATATCCTGCCGTTCCCCTATTATTGTTTTTTACACTGTCATCATAGTAAGTTGACCCATTTATTTTTGTAGAGTTCATATTAAAAGCCGAACTGATCCCACTTCCAACTGTTCCCGCTACAGATTGAGCGTCTTTTCCAAGAGTAGATGCTACAGATTGTATATCACTACCAACTGTTCCCGCTACAGATTGTATATCACTACCAACTGTAGATGCTACATTTTGAAGGTCTTTTCCAACTGTAGATGCTACATTTTGAACGTCTCTTCCAACTGTTCCAGCCGCATTTTGAACGTCTTTTCCAACTGTTCCTGCTACATTTTGAACGTCTCTTCCAACTGTTCCTGCTACATTTTGAGCGTCTCTTCCAATTGTTCCTGCTACATTTTGAGCGTCTCTTCCAATTGTTCCCGCTACATTTTGAGCGTCTCTTCCAAGAGTAGATGCTACAGATTGAGAGTTTTTTCCAACTGTTCCCGCTACAGATTGACCGTCTTTTCCTAAACTATTAACACCCCACGTATAATTATTTCCCGTATCAGGACTTAAACTTTTTGAATTGATAGACGATTTTAATATATAGTCGTCACTATATATTTGTTTATTATCATTCCAGAATTGTTGATAATAGTCACTTATATAATCATCTAGTGATTTTGAATAATCTATACACCCATATTGACAAGAAACGGTACTATATTTTGAAGAATCTGTATTATTATTACCTGTAGATAAATAAGATAAATACGACTGTAGTATATCCGGAGTTAGTACATTTGATATAGTAAACTCTCCATTTGAATCAAAATATGGAAAACCAATCAAATTATGATAAGAATCATATACGGGACCACTATATTTTGATATGTCTTTTATAGCAACACCACTCACATCATAAAATGGTGTATCTAAAATATTTCCGGCTGAGTCAAGCATAAACCCTACTATTGGTGGAACTGAAATCACATTTCCTACTTCATCATATACAGTTTTATTATTCGGAAAGTTCAATAAATTTTTTTTTTTGTCGTAATATAATGTTGAACTTTCAGGATTATCTACTAAAACACCACAAATATCATATACATCAATATTCAACTTTTTAGGATTCGAATTGCTATTTGACGGAGAGTTACTATTTGATGATGACGACGTTATGGTATTACTGAATGCCGTTACTTTATCCGTATATCCTTCTATATTCAACCAATTACTGAAAAATTCATATTTGTTATTGCTACTCGAGTTACTAATTTCATTGAATATTGACAACTTAGATACAAAATTTTGAAAAAGAATTGAAAATACCAAAGAGAAAAGTAATAATAAAAATATTACCAATGGTGATAATTTTATATTCATTTTATTAATTAATATATAATTATATAGATTGAAATTTAATATATTTGAAAATATTATTTTAGATAAACTATATAATCACAATATGCTAAATCAAAATTACAAAAAGAATAAAACGAATTATATCTCATAATAATACATTTATCACGGGTCAAATATACACGGGTCAAATATACAAGAATCATAATTACAAAAACCTCCGCAAAGAGCAAACCTTGTTAATTTTTAATGGGATTTTGTCCCATTTTAAATCTTCAAGGGTGTAAAAATGTAATAAATCTATTAATTACTATTTTTTTACTTTTGTATGTTAAACTTATTTCATTGAAACATTCATTAGCATAATTAACTATAGGTTCTATTTCATTTAATATCATTTCAGTTTCTTCTTTAAAATGTTCACGTGATGAATTTCTCAATGACTCGGTAAACCTTAATATAATATCACTTGTACCATTTACTAATAATTGAAGTACATTATATATTTCTTGTGACTTTGCGTATTTTTTATCATTTTTTTGTATTTGGATTTTGAATTCATTTTCTTGTATTTTATTTCTCATTAGTAATATACGAAGATTCCTATTACGTTCTACGTAATCATATGTATAATGTGGTATAATTACATGTCTCATATGAAGTATGTTTCTACATATACTCAACAAATCACTAATCAAAGATTCTTTTTTTGATTCATTAATATTTTTTTTTGAACGTATCATTATCACTATATTACGAGATGTTTCATTTGTAATTTCGGTAAATACTGGACAATCATTTGGATTAGTATTTTGCCTCATTCTTGTATTTGTCGTTCCTTGCCTCCGTATCCATTCAAAATAGTGTGGATTATGTATATTAACATTCATAATTCTTCGTGTAATCCAATCAAACGCAGTATTACAGTTTGTACAAAACATTTGGTTACAACCATCGATTTTGAAAATACCCATATTACATTTTGGACACGGTTTAGTGTCTTTTTCAAGTAACTTTGCTGTTGCTAAATCATCTGCTTTACAAACATGTCTAGATAATGATTCATTATTTTCTGTGGTTTCTTTGGATTCTTCTCTTGTATCTTGTTGTATTTCATCAACATATTCATTTGTTATATTGTCATCTATAGTTAAACTATTCGTATCCTGTTTAATCACAACATCATCACCATTATTATTTAACGACTGATGACAATATTTACAATATTTCGATTCACATATACCACATTTCCATTGATAATTGAGAAAACCATTACACCCGTTTTTTGGACAAGAACGTATATATTGTTGTCTTTCTTGCGTTTTTTTATTTGATAATTGTCGGCTCTTTGATACTAATGAGTCATATATTTTATTCAAACTTGCTATTTCAGCACTAATTTTAGTAATTTCTTGATAATTTTTTTCCAATTCGATTTGATTTTCTACATACGGTTGAGTTTCTACGAAAAGTGCCCGTTCTTGTTCTAGTAACACATCTTCACGATGAAGTTTATATTTAGTTGTTAAAAATGTTTGAGGAAAATTATCGGATAAGAATTTACGACTCCACTCACGTGAACAATTCGTTCTTATATTCATACAATGTGGTATAGGCTGTTCTAAAATATAAGTCTTACAACATTCCAAACAAGCTTCAAAATTACAGTACATACATTTGACTAGTTTGTGTTTAGTATTGTTTATTTTATTAGTACATATTTGACATTCCATTTTGTAATTAAGTATATCTTTAATGTATATATAATTTATTTTTAACCTTTGTTTTGTATCATCGGTGTAAAATTACGATATGTTCCAATAACTAATTATTAAACAACCGACGAAGCTATATTTGAGTTATTAATTGTATAATTATACACATATCCATACATATGACTGAAAAACATTGGTAATAATGAATAATTATTAATAATTAAAGAAATGAAAAAGAATAATAATAAAAATTTTAACCCTTCTATAACAAAATAATCCGTTTTCATTTTTTCAAAAAATCTCAGATAAACAACCATCAGTAGTACAAGTATACAAAAAATACAACCTATATATAGTCCCGCTTTGAAATATATATAATTATTATCAATAATATAGGTATTTGTACATATTTGATAAATAAAATATACCATGAAAATGATTTCAAACATATATTTATAAAAAAAAATAATTGCGTCACGTAAATAATGATTTTTTTGTTGTATTTGACAAGTATCTTGAGAGTTGGTCTGTCCATCACCTCCATCACCTCCATTACCTCCAGAAAAACCACCAGTTTTTTCAACCACAGTTTTATTAAAATTATCGATGATTTGATAAGCTATATCGTTAGCTTCTCTATCTGCTATAGTGATACCTGAATCACAATATTCGTTTATTTTATTGATAACATCAAAGCCACCATACACGATATACCATGGAAAAACGGTCATACAAATAATTATTATACATATTATTAGTTCTGAAATCCATACTATTGAAATTGATAAAAGAACTAGTATCAAAAAATATAAAAAAATAAAAACGATCGAACCTATAGTTATCACTGGCGGTATGATTCCTTTGGTGAAATTTTTCTTAATAGTTAAATAAATACCATATACTACTATTATTGCTATTAAATAATTACATACAGTGTCTTGGTTACCATTTTCATCATATCCAAATCTTATAGAGTTAAAGAAACAGTTATATAATGGAACCATAAAAAATAAAACGAAACAAATAGAAAATAAATATAGAATAACAAAAATAATTTTATAGGAATCATTATTAAGTATAACATTCATATTTTCCAAACGTTTAAAGAATTCTAATACATAGTTTGGCATTAATTTATGTATAAATGAATAAAACAACTCCAATGGTCCAAAAACGAAACCAAATAAAGTTTGTATACCTGGAATTTTGAATATCCATTCTATATATAAAAATGCTGTTCTTTCATAATTTTCTTTATAAAAAAGAACATAGAACAAATTATATGTGATAGAAATAGAGATTATTAAATAAAAAAATACTAGATAATTTTTGAATATACTATCATATGAATTGACCGGATAATCGCCACCGAATGAATCAATAAATAAATTATAGATACTTACTAATTCTGAATATATCAATTGTATTGGATTGTAATTATAAATAGCTGGAACCATATTGTCTTTCCACCATGTAACAAAATCTTCATAATTTTGTGAAGGATCTTCACCTTTCAAATCCATTGTATTCGTTCCAAGTTTCGGTGAGGTTTGTGTCGTTGTGGTAGCTCCGTTACTCGATGTTACTGGAGTAGTGAGAGTATCCGATGTAAAAGGGTTGTTTCTCGTTGTTTCAACCGTTTTTAATGGGTCCGGTTGTGAAGAACCTTCTTTCGTTCCTGTTTTTAAAGTTAGTTTTTTTTTCAATAAATAGTCGTTTATAGGAACACCGTTAAATACTATATTAGATAAATTCAGAGTACTAGCATCGATCATAATATCACCCCCGTTTCTAAAATATACAGAACCATTGTCATTTATTTTAATATCAACACCATTAAAATCACAACCTACATCATTACAGTTGTACCCATTAAGATATGTATTACCATTATATGATATTAATGAATAACTACCAGTAGAGTCGACACTATTTTTCTGACCAGGAAATGTTATAGGTTCTCCGCGTGAATTCACAACGTTACCGTTTGTTTGTTGTATAAGAGTTTGATACGGTGCGTCGTCATCATAACTGTTAGTTGAATCAAATGTTTCAACTGTATTATATGTGGGATTTATTTTTAATTCTTTTAACAGAGGTTCTTGAAAGTTTGAAAGAACAATAAATGGTTCAGATTCTTTTTTTAAGTTATTTTGTTTATTTGAAAAATCAATATTCCATATTGTTTTATCCATTATATAAATAATGAAAATTTATATAATAGTTATATAAAGAATAAAAATAGTTTGAACTATCTAAATCAAATCAATGTTTCAAAATATCGAGTCTCCGAAAAACATTTCAGAATGTTACGAATATTTTGAATTATACAAAAAAAAATTAGAGATAAAATATATCCAATGTCTGAAAGATTCTTCTATGAAAGTTCATGCTACCTCTTGTGATTCGTATATAAAAGAATACACTGACAATATATTGAATAACCCCGAATGTTTTATTCTTTCAAAGACACCCAAATAACTCAAAAATACTCAATACTGTTATTGAAAGAAAGGAAAAACAAGAAAGGAAAAACGGGAATAAATACTACTTTCATTAAATAGTATTAGATTTTTTTATCAAAAAATCGATACTTTCACATTCTGGATATATTTTTTTTACACAAGTATTTTCATTTTCTTCTTTTTCATCGTCTATTTCACATTCTACATTTTGTTCTGTTTCTTCTATGTATATCAAAACGTGTTGAATGAAATTATTAAATGAATATTCTATATCATTGTTATAATGTGTATTTATTTCACCTTTCAAATTATTCTTGGAGTTTTCTAATAGTGTATCAAAAATGCTTTCTATCAGAAAACTGTTATTTACAATTTTAGTTTGTAAATTATAAGATTCTTTCAATTTTTCTGGGTTCGTCTTTTCTAAATAAGTTTTGTAATGTTTTTTATTCATCATACATTCTAAAGTAATTTTATTTACCCATTCTTCATTTGTTTCTATATTTTCATCGTTTATTTTCATATTTATTCAGTTTTTGTAGTAAATATATAATTATTATTTATATATCTACTTAATTTTGAACGTAATTTTTTTATAATATACCAATTTTATACGACTCGTTAATGACGAACTAATGGAAGTGCTGTTTGTTGAGAATTATGTGCATTTCCAACATTTGTAATATCATTATAATTTCTGTTTATTGCCATTTGTCGTTTATAAGTCGTGTATAAACTAGAATCAGATACATACTTGGTATTTGTATTGGAACACGGAATTCCAGTATTATCGCATCTGCTAATTATAGAACCCATATTACTTTTCAAACGATATCTTGATTCTTGTATAGGATTTGGAACTTTACATACATAATTTTTACGTGAAAGAAAATCAGTGATATTGTAAATGGCGGTAAAAGGACTAGTAACACGGGAATAACCATTTACTTTACCAGAAGCATACTTATTATTCCATGATTTAATAATAATTTTTCTAGTCATTATATCTTCGCTATTTTTATAACATCTATTTGTTTGGATTGGCGATTTACCTTGGATTCCACCACCTAAAGTTTTTGGATTGAACGACATTATATATTATACATATTCAATAATTCAGAAAAAATTTATCTTTTTCTGGTAGTAGCTTTTTTACCTTTACTACGCTTATTTTTACTCTTGTTATTCCTTTTTTTACCTCCTATTTTTAGTTCTTCTTTTCTTAGTTCTTCATTTATTGGTTCTTCTTTTTTTAGTTCTTCTTTTTTTAGATTTTTTTTTTGATTGACTTTCTCTTTTGTAAAATCTATAAATTGTTTAGCACGCAAAAGTCTCGAAGATGCCTCATATAACCCATAATTCTTAGGAGGTTCCTTAAAAGATTCATCAGGTTCCGTAGTAACATCATTAGGTACATCACCATCAGGTACATGACCATCAGGTACATCAGATACATCACTATTAGGAGATTCCTTAAAAGGTTCATCAGGTTCCGTAATAACACCATTATATACATTAGGTTCATCAGGTTCCGTAATAACACCATTAGATACATTAGGTTCATCAGGTTCCGTAATAACACCATTAGATACATTAGGTTCAGTCTCACCCCCACCCCTATATTTTTTCTTTTCATTTTTCCACATTTTTTTTGCATTTTTCAAAGACTCTTTGAACGTCCAATTTTTATTTTTACCCGTCTGCTCACGGTGATATTTTGTAACAAATTTAACCCAATTTGGTTTATTCATTTTATAAGTTTTAGCACCTTTTTTACGTCTATCAGGTAAGTTCATTATATATATATATATATAATATTATTTACAAATTTCTATTTTTATAACATACAACCAGAGATTTATGTTAAACTTTATCACCTAAAGTTTCGAACGCAACAATATTATACCTTAAAAAGATATGCTAATAATTTATCTTTTTCTAGTAGTAGCTTTTTTACCTCTATTACGCCTATTTTTACTATTGTAAATATTTTTTTTACTTTTTCTACCACCTATAGGTATGGTTCTATATAAAAGTGCACGAGGTGATTGATTTGGTTTACGACCATTGGGTGGGGTTGGGTGGAAGGAATTATTTTCACTAGCTTGTATTTTGGTTTTTTCAGTTGGTTTTTTAGTTGTTTTTTCAACTACTTTAGGTAAACGTCTAGTGTTATTAGACATTATAATTATATAATATAATATATATATAAAATTTCACTACGTAAAGATTTCGGATTTAATTATAATATTTCTTCATTAAAATAATTATGTAATAATATATCAGTATTATGATTTTGTATTTCTCCACATATCATATTTGCGGATTCATACATTTTGCGTAAAACATCATTTGGTGCGGTTGAACCAATTTTGATTAACCCTTTACGTATCAAATATTTTTTTACTTCGCCAATAGGTGTTTGTTTAAGTAAATATTTTTTCGTTGAACATTCATCTCTTATAGTTTTATTATTTATAATAACTCCTACTACTGAATAGTATTTTGAACGCCCCACATTAAATGTTCTCCGTATAGTTTTTTTTATTTTTGGATAACGTATTTTTGAACGCAAATTATGTATTTTTGATTCTTTGATTTCTTTTTCTTTAACAATGGTACTAGCACGTCGATAAGAATCATTATCTTTTGGTTCCGGTAAAGTAGATGGTAACTGTAAAAATGCCTTAATGTTTTCATCAGGGAGAATATCAGAATTGCGATTAGAAATTGTTTTCATATATTGCCGATATGTTGGTAATTTTCCATTTTTTAAAACTCCGTAATTAGGAGATGGTAATAGTTTGAATCCAGTTGTTGGTATATTTGGTTGATTTATGAATGTTTCGGGTTCATATATGGGTATGTCACTCGGAAATTCTAAATTCACATTTTCGTGTGGTGAATAATGTGATTTTATTGTTTGGTTATGGCTATTATTCCGTTGTTGTTGAAAAGGTATTCCTTTTGGAATATTTGCTAAAGAACCGTTTAGGTTGTCATTTTTTACCGGTATTATTTCTTTGGAATTATTTGCTAAAGATTCTGTCAAATGATTATTTTTTATTTCATTGAAAAAAGCCATCGATTCTTCAAATTCTCCTTTCGGGGTTTGGATTTCTAAACTTTGAGTTTTCGGTTTATCATTTATTAGTTCTTCATAGTTTTCTTTTTGTTTTTTACGTATTAAACCAAGTAGTTTCTTGTATTTTATTGTTTTCGATGGTTTTTTGAATTCAATTTTAGATTTTTGCGTAGACTTTTTTTTTTGACTAGTTCGATGATTCAATTTTATTTTCAAATCTTCAGGGTCAATCAATATAGTTTTATTTGATGACATATAATTCAGTTAATATTGTTTTACAAAATTCATATATTTTGTATTTTGTAAAATAAATTATCATTAAATGAACATATCAATATTTCAGAGTTCAATTATTTATGTATGAAAAAGTTGGATATATGAATAACTGAAATATACAAACTCTCTAAATAAAATACTCATTTATCTTGAACCATATCCTACTTCTAATGGGACACGTGCAAGGTCGGGCTCAATAGTAGACATATTCCAAGGACTAATATTTTTTTTCTCAATAATAGGGTCACTCCTTAGGTCATAAGAAGGATTCTTCAAAGTTTGACCAATAGTATCAATACCAATATGATAACCAGATTGTAGAAGGTCAGGAGTTTGAATCCCGTCACCACCTATACCAACCGGATTCAAAGAAGCCCATTCACTGTTTTTATCTCTAGGTAAGAGGTCTGCGGGATTTGCTACGGGTTGTAGTGTATGATTATTATTAGATGGAAGATTGGAATAGTTATCTTTTGTCGAAGGAGGAGGTTGGTTATTAACAGTAGAATTTGTCTGTGGCAAAGATGTGGACGATGACATCATTGAAGATGTGGAACCGTCAGTCATTCTATCAAAAGTAATATTTTTTGAATCAGAATAAGAAAACAATAAATACATGAGAACTACTACCACTACGGCTAAAACCCATTTATTATTTCCACTAAATATTTTATTAAATTCTTTGAACATTACTATTTATATAAACGTATGATATTTCCGGCGTTATTTATTCTTCATTCAACAAATATAAATTTTTTATTCGTTTAGCTTCTAAATAAGAATAAATTGCTAAATTTCTGGCTTCTTTGGCTTTTTCTAGAGCTCTTTCATATACTTCTTTAAATATTTGACTCCTATCTTTAATATTAATAGGTTCGTCATTTTCAATATTATTTTTTTCTAAATCAAATTCTATTTCCGTCAACTCATCAGAATAACTATCATCATCTGTTTTTATATCAATAATACTGTTTTCAATTTCGTCAATAACAGTTGATCCGTCTGATTTATTCGGAATTTTTTGTATATTTTCTTTTTCACTATTTGCTCGTTGTTGAGTGTGTTCTTTTGATTGTGAAAGTTGTGGTTGTTGGGTTACAACATTATATAAAGATTCTTGTGGTTGACTAGACTGTTTTGATTTTATAATACATTTTTCAAATAGGGCTACAGGTTTCAAAATCATCATTTGTTTAATTTCAATCTCTATTTGAAAACTCTTTGATGAACAACGAATACCTTGGACTTCTAAAATAGTAATTACATTAGTAGTTTCTTTAAAATCTTCTATATTAAATTCTGTTTCATCTTCGTTGAATATTTTCAATCCACATTTTCCTAAACGTGTTGGAACAACGGTTCTTAATATATAAGATTTTCCCGATTTATATATTTTCAAAGAAGGTGTGAATGAATTTTCTATATCTTCTAATTCTAAATGGCTTTCAAACCATTTTTCACGATTTTTAAATATGTATTCTTGTGAATATTTTTCTAAATCTTCAATCCATTTGATAAAATTTTCATTTGTATTTGAAAATACTAAATCACAATACATTTTTTTTCCACCATTTGTTTTTATGATACCTTGTTTTGTGGTACATTTTGGTGGTTGAATATAAAGAGAATCTACGTTTTGTGTATGAAATTTGATAAAATAATTTCCACCAGACGAAAGAGTAGGTGTAGTCAGTGAAACTATTTCGAAATTAAATCCTTCATTTGGTTCATGTATTTCTATTTCACTTTGTAAATCCATTTACAATAGTCGAGTATTATAAAAATAAATTTTCAACTTATTTTTATATTTTTATTCTACTAAATATATATTTTTAACATTTTATTATATTACATGATTTGAAATATGAATCATAAAAGTGTTTATCATATGTCAATACGATATTAGTACATTTTCATACAGTTTTTCATCTTTCTTCTTTTCATAGTTTTCTTCATGGGTTTTTTCATTGTTTTCTTTGCTTTTCTTGCTTTTTTATACATTTTTTTCATCGATTTTCCCATTCGTTTATTACGATTTTTTTTACCACCGAGCATGGGTTTATAGTTATCAGGATTTGCCATTATACCACCAGTTGTCATTGCGTGTTGATTTGTACCAATAGCGGCAGTTCCATAAGCTGCCGCACCCAAATTTCCAGCTTCATGATAATAAGAAGACGGTGATAATTCACTATTCATTATATATTATAATTTTATTTAATCCAACTAATGAAATTCTATTTATTTGAAATAAAATTATGTAATAAATAGAACGATTGTGATCGTGTTTTCTTGTGTTCAAATATTCAAGGGTGTAGATATCTATATAAAGAAAATAATGTTTGAATTTTAATTTTCACATATTTTTGTTATATTTATTTCTTTAAAAATACGAAGTAATATAAATAAATTTGCTAAAGTTATGAAAATCAAAAAAACATTATATATACAAATAAACCATACATATGGATATATTTCGTCATAAATAATATTAACTACTGGTTTAATTATATCCTTTGCCAATTTTTTTACATCTTCTTTGCGAAAAAATGTTGAAAAAATATTATTTTTATTTTCGAATATATTCATATTATTGTGTATTTTATTTTACATAAAAATATATTACGAATAGAGAAATTGTAATAACATCAAATAAAAGAATCATAAATATTCGATTTTATATTTGGAATATCATCGAGTGTTTTAGATTTTTTATTATGATATTTCAAAGGATATTGTTTTTTGTTGTAATTGGAAAAAAATCCTATAGGAATTCCTAAATTTTCAAATCTCTTTGTTTTTTCTCCTTTTATCTTATTTTCCAAACTAGTAACATTATCCAGTTTTTTAATTATATCATTAATCAAAATACAACCACCAACTATTGGTAATGATGTTGAATTCATATAAAAGATATATAGAATATACATTTATTCATCAATAAAAAACCACTAAGTATCAAGATGTAACTAAAAATATCATTTACGATATATGGGATTATATTGAACAGTTCAAGGTTTTTTAACATCGGTGTTAGATTTTTTTTTCAAGCACTGACCAAAATACTTGTATACCGACCTACTTTTTTTACTGATAAAATTTACAGAAACGGTTTCAGCATTTATTATACTTTCTTCAATCATAGGTAAATTTGTTTTTAATAATTTCAAAGAAGAATCAACTATACTCTGTAATATGTGTTGCTCGATAGTATTTATAGGCAATAATCCGGAATTTATTATTGTATCTAAAGTGAATTGTATACAATCGATAATATTGATATTTTTATGTTGGAAATCATTTATGTAAATAACAGCAATAATATATATCAACTCTGGAATATCTTTTATTTCGAGTTGTTTAGATTGTAATATAGAATTAACTTGATTTGATATTTTTTGAAATGATTCAGGGTGTTCTTTCATCATTTGTTTTACAAAAAGAATTTCATTGTTATTCAATTTGAAAAATATTTTATTGTCTGTCATTTCCAATGCTTTTTCTAAAAAATAGACTATATCGATTACAGTGGTGTTTTCATCTGTTTTTGAATCCATTATATTAATATATTATATATATTGTATATTTATATAATTCTGTGAAAGTCAATCATACATATATGTAGTAAAAATAAATCTATATTTCTTAAACTTGTATCAAGAATCGAACATTAATAAAAAACCCAACAATATATATAATATTGATGAATATAGAAAGTACTATACAACCAGTTAACTATTTAAAATCCGGTATTAATAATAACGATATCGAAGATGTAAATAGTAATTGTAGTACACGAAAAATAATAGAATGGTCTTATGAAAATGAGGAAATATTAGCAGAGTGGTGTGATATAGCCCAATGTTATAAATGGTTGAATACGGAATGTTATAAATATTACAAAAACATCAATTCTTATCTTACTATACCGTGTATTATTTTTTCAACTATAAGTGGAACCGCTTCTTTCGGAATACCGAGTGTTCCAAATGAATATCAATACATAGTTCCTTTTTTTATTGGTTCTATTACTATTGGTGTGGGTATAATTACTACAGTTCAACAATATTATCGATTTTCAGAATTAAAAGAAACACACCGTATATTGGCTATTGCTTGGGATAAATTATCGAGAAATATCCGTATAGAGTTAGCAAAAGAACCATTAGAGCGTATTGACGCACGTCATTTTATTAAATTTACACGTATAGAATTCGAAAGACTTATGGAAAACAGTGAAATTATACCGGATGTTATTATAAATAAATTCAATTACAAAATAGATAATGAAGAGATGAAAAAAACAACAATGACATATGAAGAGGCAATAAACGAAAATAAATTATTAAAACGTCCCGATATTTGTGGTTCAATAACTAGTATTAATGTAAACCGACGTATATGGTTTCATAATAACAATGAGTGTTACAAAAATACGTATAATATTAGTAAAGAACGACAAAGAAATAAATATTATTCCAAAAAAAATACGAACAACTCAACAGCAAGTAGTATTAGTAATGACAACAAAATATATATGGATTTAGATAATTTGCGTACACTCATTAAAAAATGTGGATTCCAAGAAATAACACAAAATAATTATACGGTTGATACGGCTACATTGAATAATTTATCTTGTAATTCTGCCGATATTGAAACTGGAAGATTTAACAAAGAATTAGAAAATGATAAAGTCATCGAAGTCGATAATAATTTGACGAATAAAGAAGAGTGGATAGAAAAAAAAATGGATGATGAAACTACATATTTTATTTCTGAATCAAAAGTATCACCCATATAATATTATAAAACGTTTTAGTAAAAAAATGGGTTAAAAATAAAGAGTTAATTTTCTTATAGTAATTATAATGGAGTCTTTAGAAAAACCTATCCCAGAAAATTTTGAAAAAATAATTTATGATTTTACGGCAGATCTTTCAACAACATTCCCCGAATATCAAGACCTTTGGCAAAAATGGACAGAACCGGTATTTGCTTCATATGAAAATGAAAGAAAAAATCAAGAATTACGTTATATATATCAATATTGTGTATCATTTTACCCTGAACGTTTTTTTGATATATTGTACAATAATGAAGATATTTTCAAAGAAGACGTAACAGGACCAGTATTATTTTTACCAGACGTTGATTTTAAATTATTATTTAATTGTGAAAACGTAAGTAGCAAAACTCGGAAAATTATGTGGAACTATCTTCAACTTATTCTTATGACTGTGATAGGTTCACTCGATTCCAAAGATAGTTTTGGTAATTCTACAAAACATTTATTTGAAGGAATTGATGAGAATGAACTTTTACAGAAAATGAATGAAACTATGGAAAGTATGAGTAATTTTTTCCAATCTATGACAGAAAACGTTGATAGTTGTAATGGAGTAGACAGTGACGATATAGGTAATAATGATGATATAAATAATGATAAAACCGTTGATAGTGAAGCCGATGAAGAGACAGATGGAACGGACGATTGTGATACATCAAATCCGTCAAGTTTCTTTGAAAAAATGAAAGGAATGCCGAATATAAAAGACATATATGGACATTTGAAAACTCTATTTGAAGGTAAAATAGGTTCTTTGGCAAAGGAGCTAACGGAAGAAATATCAAAAGATATGAGTAATATTTTTGGAGAAAATGAATCGAACCATCCTACTTCCACAAAAGATATTATACAAAATTTATTGAAGAATCCAGAGAAAATGACGGAATTAATAAAAACAGTAAGTAATAAATTGAATAGTAAAATTTCTTCTGGTGAAATATCCCAAGATGAACTATTGAAAGAAGCAACCGAAATAATGGATAAAATGAAAGGTATGGGTGACTCTAAACAGTTTCAAGAAATGTTCAAAAATATATCAAAAATGTCAGGTTTAGGTGGAAAAGCTAAATTCGATATGAATGCTTTTCAACAAAAAACTAAACAAAATTCAACGAGAGAAAAACTTAAAGAAAAAATGTTGAAGAAAAAAGCATTACAACTAGAAAACGCAATTAAAGAAAATGCGTCTAAGAACACTTCTATACCGAATTCTCATATTTCTTCCATCCCACTTTCAAATGTCATACCGACTGATAACCCGAATAGTTACAAATTTTCTATAGGAGATGGTTTAGAACCGGGTGATGTAACTCCCGTTCAAACATCTAAAACTAGTTCAAATTCTAATCCTAAGAAGAAAAAGAACAAACGTTGATTTACAAATTTTACTTAACCAAAAATTATTCTTTCATTATTCAGACTATTCAGACTATTCAGACTATTCAGACTATTCAGACTATTCAGCCCAATTATACCATTTACAAGATATCTTTTTATAATTATCCATTTATACAAAGATAATAGTTGTTGGTTCATAATATTTTAGCTATAAAATTAAAAACATTCAATATATAGAATGTTTTTATCAAAATTTATAAATGTACCGGTATTTGTAATAAGTTTTTTTATAGGTCTTTTTGTAGTATACCACTCTATGTCTGGTGACATACGAAAGATTTATGTATATCCAACACCTGAAAATGTGCGTATATTACAGTTCAAAGACAATACTGATAATTGTTTCGAATTTAAAGAAACAGAAGTGACTTGTCCGAAAGATGAATCAAAAATAACACAGTATATACCACAATAATAGACAATAATAGATTTAGGTATAACTATGATGAGATTCTTTCATATAGCACATAATTTATGACTAGAAATTAAGGAATAATGTTTCTGATTTTACTATACCAAAAAAAGATATCGAAAATAAAATACTCTTTGCCAAGTTACCATATATTCCAATAGTTCCATCTTCATTATAAATATTTATGAAATTGTCAGTCAGTTTCTTCAATATACGATTGAATATCCCTTGTTGAAAGATAAAAAATAAAATTCCAACTAATATAGGCATCTGTAATTGAACAAACAAATCATCTGTAAATCTGACATGTTTTTTATTTTTTTTATGTTTAGAAATTTGTCGTAATTCTTCTTCATGACCATTATTTTCATATTCTTTCAAATAGTCTGTCATATTACGTTTTTTTGGAATATAATTTGCTCTTATTTCATCATCTTGTATTAACTCATTTGTGTCGAATCGTATATCTCTAGATGGTAACCGATAATGTCCTTCTCCAGATATATTTGAGTTTGTAACAGCTCCAGTTCCATTACCTTCGTAATATTGAGATGAAGGGGGTGGAATAACTGGTGTAATGATCCCAGTGGTCGATATTGCTTGGTTACCATATGGATTCGGATGAATATTTATTGGTATATAGTTATTTCCATTTGGATTTGGAAAGGAAGAATGTGGCGAATTTCCAGTTTGTGTTTTTATTTCTGGTAAATCAGATATACGAGTCGTATTTTCCATTAAAATCGTAAGATATATAGAGTTTCGAAAACCATATATCTTATTTTTACGAATATACATGAAGTATTTTATTATTTATATTTCTAAATTCAGAATCCAAAAATCAGAATCCAAAAATAAGAATCCAAAAATCAGAATCCAAAAATCCAACTCCTAAATAGTTTTTACAGGGGTAAAAAAAGATGGTATAAATGTATTTGTCGATAGAGATGTTGTTGATGGAAAATTTAAATGATTTTGTTCAGCAGATTCGACACCAAAATCAATAATTTTTTTTGTATTATTACATTTTACAGCTTTTGCTTTATAAGTATAGCATTTTCCATCATGTTGAAATATTTTATCATTTATATTAGTTATGACAGGACCGGAAAAACGTATACACTCTTTATCTTTACATGCTTTGTGAAAGAGACAAGCAATACCAAAACCTAAAACGATTGATATAACTATTTTGCCTGTCTTTGAATTTAAAATTTCTTTAAAATTCATATATATTCTTTGTTTATTTTATACAAATATGTTATATCTTTTCTCTTTGAGAACTATCTTTGTATAAAAATTAACGAACATTATCTACATATTCTTTACCGGAGTTACCACATTTATAGTTATTCATTCTACAATGATAAGCGAAATCATGTTCAATGACACCAGTAACTATATTTATTTCACCGAATTTTTTACATCTACCATATAGATAATTATCTGTTATTGAATTATGTGAATAATTAATTTTGTTTTCTATAAAATATACACACTTTGAACAAACTGGTAACTCTATATTTTTTATATATTTCTTTAGAAATAAGCGATTAATGATTGAAAAAAAGTTGAAATTATACATATTAGAATATCAATAATATTTTTTTATATAATTTAACTATACCAATGATATTATTTCGATAATTGTTTCACTTTTCTTTATATAGTGTCGTATTTAATTTATATATAAATCACAAAGAGTATAAAGAAATGAGTAATATATATGTTGGAGGGGAGGACGGTAAAGGTGATTTAATCCACTCCTATTAAATCTTTTTTGCTTCTGTATATCAATTGGTTAGATAGTCGGTCTTATGAGCCGAAGGTAGTGGGTTCGAAACCCGCCAGAAGTATACACAACAACACCAAACCAAACCAAATGCTTTTGTAACTCAGTTGGTAGAGTGTACGGCTTTTAACCGTAAAGTCACGGGTTCGAACCCCGTCAAAAGTATAACACAAACGACCCCATCACACGCATTCAAAAATCACCATAATCGTAGAAACCAACCATTTTGTTTCCATAGCTCAGTCGGTAGAGCATACGGCTGTTAACCGTAAGGTCGCAGGTTCGAACCCTGCTGGAAACGTTACCAAGCAACAAAAACGCAGTTATAAATTGTGTATCTTATAACTATGTTTCTTACTCTCATTATCATTATATGATTCTTTACTTTAAGTATAATTTGAATAATAAAAATACAGAACTACAACTAGTTAAATGAATAATGCGTAAAATATAAAAAGTCGTTGTATACTATTAATATAAATGAATTTTCCAATATCGTTTATATTATTTATGACTGTGTTATTCTTCTATATTCATATCAATCATCAATATAAAAAATCACAAGATTTAGAAATATATGAATTAGAATATAAAAATATAGAACATCTACAAGAAATCTGTGATGTGAGACAACCAGTTGTTTTCAATTTAGAACCAATGATTAGAAAGTATCCACCAATTGATTTAGAAATAATTTCATCTATTGAAAAAGAATATGGAAATACACTTAATGTTAAAAACACTGATGATTATTTTAATAATACTTGTTATGAAACAATGAAACCAACCGAAGTTCCACTTTCATTTCATAATACTATACAGTTAATTAAAACAGCTAACTCTACTATACCACATTTTTTCACTGAAAATAATAATGAATTTATTGAAGAAACTGGAATTGATACAATAATGATAAAAATAGGTAATGCTTTTTTAAAACCCAACTATACGGTAAATCAGTCATTCGATATAATGACCGCAGAAAAAGGAGTCGGATTACCGTTGAAATATCACACTTTTACACGAAAATATATTTATGTAAGTAGTGGTCGTATTATCGTGAAAATGGCACCATTCAAAAATATAAAAAAATTAGATTTCAATAACCTTCTTTTAGTATCTCCAATGAATTGTTGGAAACCACAACAATGTTTCATATCGCGTATTAATAAAATAAGATTTTTAGAGTTTGATATTTCAAAAGGTTATATTCTTTATATACCACCTTATTGGATTTATAGTATTTTATATGATAATGATGATACTTGTTTATTAGAATATAACTATCAAACAGCAATTAATATAATAGCACACCCGCGCAATATCATTCATTCTTTCAAAACAACGATTAACTCTATACTAGATTCTTTAAAATCTAATGAAAAAAAAGAAGATAATTATTTAAATGACAAAGTAGAAACAAATACGGAGACAGAAATAGAGTCAGTTAAAGAAGTAGAAAATAAGAGTAAAGACTACGACTTAAGTATTATTACAAATTCTACGTCGCCGACAACGACGGCTTAAAACAACTGTTTGTGTGATACTTGTTTTTCCATTATGGTTACACCAGACAACAAAAGGCATGTATTCAAAGTTTTTACTTATATTTATATCTAGTATTTGACAAACATATATTGGTATATTTAATGTAACAGGAATCGCACGTTTTTTCTTTTCATTTTTTTCGCCGCGTTTAAATTCACGCTTCAAAGATAGGAGTTCATCATCGCTCATTTTTTTGAAAGAATCACAGTTACCAGCATAATCTATAGGGTTGAAATCATCTGGTATACTTTTATTATAATTTATTATACGTATCTTTGGTCGTAGTTTCATATTGAAAACCATATCAGTTATCGATATATCTAATTCTACGAGGTTTTTTATTACAGAACCTAATATACTATGGTTTTTACGTTTTGACATTTCCCATTCTTTTGCTAGAGTTTGTAAGTATCCGTTGAAATAAAATGAGTGTTTCTCAACATAAAATAATTTATATATTTCGTTCAATAAGTAGAATATTTCGTATTTTAAATCACTATAGTATAATTCATATCCCCAATAAATAGCGTTTGATTCATCTTTATTCAATAGAGCGTTTGTGAAACTAGTTTTTACTTCTTCCACATCATAACCATGAATCGTTTTAGTAATTAACGGTTCACTCTCTATTGATGTGATTGGTTCACTCTCTATTGATGTGATTGGTTCGCTCTCTATTGATGTGATTGGTTCAAATTGTAGTGTAATATGTTCGACCATTTGTTTATCAGTTACTGACATCTTTTTTATTATATTCGATAATATAAGATTATATTAATCAATTTTATATTATTTCTTTGGTTATATATACCAAAGTATATTCGGTGTGTTATATTATACTTTAAGGATTCAATATTTTTTGAATAAAAATTTCTAGATTATCTTTAGTAATTTTACCGTCAAAATCAATAGTAGTTCCACCCATTACCATTTTGAGTGTAGGATAATGCTCAATATTAAATTGTTGTATTAACTCAATTACTACCTGACTGTCTGAATCAGTACAATCCGAACCATTTTCCCCACCAACACAATTAATAATATAACCATTATATTCATTATTGTTATAAATTTTACAAAACTCTATCCATTCGGGTTTCGCTTTCACACAATGAGGACACCAATCCACATTAAAAAAGTAAATATCAATTACTTGATTTGTACCATTATTTGGAATATTTGATTGATTTTTATAGTCATCATTCAAAACTGGAGCAGCATATTTGTAATAACACCAGATACTCAACAATACAAGTATTACTATAAATACCAGAAGTAAAATATAACGTATATAAGGGTTTAAACTCCTAAATAAAATATCAGTTATTTGTGCCATAGATATATTATTTTATATAAATAATACCCATATAAAACGTAAATAAGTGTTTTACAAGTACAAAGGTGTAAATTAAATATTCGTCAAGTTTTGTTAATAAAAATCAATAACCTATATATATGAATTCAGTGTCTTCAAAAAGTAAACCAAAAAAAACAATTAAACATCTTGTTCTTTCAGGAGGTAATATTTATGGTTTTACAATGTATGGAATATTGAAAACTCTTTATGAGAATAAAATATGGGATTTAGCAAATATACAAAGTATTTATGCTACTTCTATAGGAACGGTTATGTCAACTATTATTGCTTTGAATTATGACTGGGAAACAACTGATAAATATTTAGTTCAACGTCCATTAAGTGAACTAATTAATTTTGATATATCAACAATATTAGGTTGTGTTCAAAATTGCGGTTTTTTGACAATGAAGTTGATTGAAGAATATCTATATAATCTTTTTACTGGGAAGGACATGTCACCAAAAATAACAATGGTTGAATTTTATGAAAAAACTGGTATCGAATTACATTTTTTCACTACTAAATTACACGGTTTTGAACTGATAGATTTATCTTACAAAACACATCCAGATTGGTGTATGGTAGAGGCAATACACGCATCATGTGCTTTATCACCATTTTTAACACCACTTTTCAAAGATGGAGAAGTATATATAGATGGCGGTTTTGTGCTGAATAATCCAACTAGTAAATGTATAAAATCAATTAGTCAAGACGATATAGATTCAGTTTTAGTTATTCGATTAAAAAAATACCTTGTTACTAATCAAACAAGGTATTTGACAATAGATAATTATTCTATATTTTCTTTTTTTGAAGAATTTATCGAAAATGTTTTGAATAAGTTAAGATTAGAAACATACGAAAATGAAAAATTAGCTTATATTGAAATTGATACCTCATTTATGAATTCAATGGATTTTACTATTTATTCGAAATTAGAAAATAGAAAAGATTTAATTGACTATGGAATACGCATAGCAAAAGATGTTTTGGCTACGAATTGGAAAGATTAAACTAATGCCTAAAATGAAGAACCAAACGGAGAACCCATAAAATTTGCGGGTTGTGGTTCATTATTCATATATGGAATTTGTGGAACATCTGCCATACTGTTTTTTCTTATAACACCAGAATTATCGGCATTCATTGGTGATATAGGTGCTGGTGGAAATAACCCTTGTGTTTCATTGTCTAAAATATCCGCTTGACTGGAATTATGGTAACCTTCATTGTATCCACCTTCTGTTATTCTAACATTTTTCTTTGTATATTGTTTCTTATTGTTTCCACTAGTACCTTCCCATAAATCAATAACACGTTCATATAAAATATTTGTTTTTATACCTATTTTTGTCTGTAGTGAAAGAACAATTATCATAAATGCTAATATAACATTTGTTATAGTAAGTCCTTCATATTTGTATTTACTAAATGTAGGAATATAGGTAATTATTCGATGAATTAATATAATACCTACAAATAAAATTACTAATTGAAGAATAACTTCGACTAATATTTCCAATGAACTTTTATCAATATCGGGGTCGGGAATAAATCTTTGAATTAATTTATTAAGAATAACAATTGGAATTATTGCTGTTACTCCATATTGTATAGCATTATATATTTCGGCTTTTCCTTCTTCTGTAGAAGAAAAAACATGATTTAAAAAAGAAGGACGAGCTGAATAGTCAATAATAGCACCACCTAATGTTTCCATTTATATATAATTCTATATAGTTTATTCACCAAAGAAATCTTATATAGATGGACTAAATACGATAATATTACGATATTAAATTGAAATATCTCACTATCAACGTTATTATGTTCGTGTATCTCAATAAAACTATAAATAGTATGTATTGAGTGAGTCATGCTTTCATTTCCATATGAATGGGTGAATGACATATATATTCATTATTAAATTTAATATCATCTATTTTATAATCTTCAATATTTTCTTTAATATTTATTACTTCAATTTTAGGAAAAGTAAATGGTATTCTTTCAGTTTGCTTTTTTAAAGCATCTATATGTTCTTCGTATATATGTGCGTTACCTAAAAAATATACAAATTCATCTGTTAATAATCCACAATGTTTAGCAATGATATGTGTTAAAAACGAGTAAGATGCTATATTAAACGGTACACCTAGTCCTACGTCGCCACTTCTTTGAAAAAGACAACAAGATAACCATTTATCTTCTCTAACATTAAATTGTGCCATTACATGACACGGAGGAAGTGCCATTTTATCTATTTGTTCGGGATTCCACGCAGTCAATATCAACCTTCTTGAAGACCGTGTTTCGGGATTTTTCAATATATTGATTATATTTAATAGTTGGTCGATACCTTTTTTATTATCTTTTTCTTTATTATTTATTGAATAGGTTCCATTCCAGTTACGCCATTGAAAACCATAAATTGGACCTAAACAATCTTCTGGATAATCAAACAGACCACGACTATCTAAAAATTCACGTGTAGAATTAGCATTCCATATGTTAACACCAGATTCTCTCAATATACGGTTATCAGTTTCACCGCGAATAAAAAATAATAATTCTTTCAAGCATGTTTTCCAAGCGGTTCGTTTAGTTGTAATTAATGGTATATTTCCATCTTTCAGTGAAAAACGCATAGAATAACCAAAAATACTCCGTGTACGTCCATTACGCCCATCATCTATTACGCCTTCTTTCAAAATTTTAGATATTAAATTTATATATTGGTATTCTTCGTGTTCGTTTGAAGAGTTTATAAATTCCATTTATTTGAGAATATATCTAATACTTTATATATATTTTAGTTGAATGGAACAAGATTCAGTAATAGCTGATAATACTACAGATAACGGGTTTATTCAATCTACAATATGTGATAATGAAGATAGTAAATTACATGATCTTAAAACACATTATATTTTTGTTGTAGATAAATTTTCTAAAGAATATGTTAAAACTATTAAACCTGAATTTGAAAAAGATGATACATATGAAATTTATAACATTCACGATCTTCAACCCAGCCCAAAAACAATAATAATATTAAATGAACAATATATTATCGATAAAATAAATGAAAAAATTGTTAAATTTTGTAATAAACGGAATATAATAATATATGTTTTATTAGAAAAAACGTCCGAAGCATTGATTGATAGAAAAAGAAATAATTTTATACGTTTATTCAACATGTTTTTGAGAAATGTCGTTCCTAATGACAAATATTATTCTAACATCATTATATACAACTTTTTTAAACGAGCACATATAAATTTTGAGTCACCTACTTATGTACAATATGATTCTTGTAAAAAATACTGTCTATCTAATGTTATAACTAAACCAGAATATTCAAAGAAATTTTTTCAAGTAATAAATGTTTATTGTGGAACACCATTTGAAAAAAAAAAATTTCAACATATAGAAGGTAATAAAATTTATGAGTATAAGTTTGTACAATCAAATGAGTTATATAACCATGATTATTTAAAATCATTGATTATTGAACGTAGATGTTCTAGTGGAAAACTTATTCAATTTGTAGGAACTTGTTGGGTAAACTCTATTTTGAATGCGCTTCTTTTACCAAAAACATCACGTAAATACATGATTTTACAATGTAAAAAAAACATTAAACAAGAACATGGTAAAAATACTACAAGCCTATATGATATTTATAATTCTAGAAGTACTTTAACATACGAAAATATTCTCACATCCATTATATATCATATTTTTATTAAAAAGGAAAATCCAACCAAATGGAAAAGACAAATTGAAAATGATTTTATTCTTACTTTTGCCGATAAAATAAAACGACTATGGGGAAGTAAAAACCAACCACGTTTAAACGAGATAACAGAAGCTGAAATAAAAAAATATAATAGTGGTGATATTCATTTTGGAGATGGTGCTAACTTATATTGTATTGTTTGGGTTATTAGAGAAATAATGGGTAATTATTTAAAAGATTATCAACATATATTTCGTCTATTTATGTATGACATACCAGATTTTTATAGTCAACCCTATATTGATAAAATAAAGAGACCAAAATTAGATAAAAAAATTACAAAAGATTCTTTGAATTATGAGTTGAGTTCATGTATCTTATCACAAAACCAAGGTAAACATGGAATATGTGGATTTGTTTGTCATGATAAAGAATATTTATATAACTCTAATATACTAAGGGCATTTGAATGTAACTGGTCAAATTATGATTATCAAAATTACATCGACTATTTCAACAGTGTATACAAGAGAAATTCAAAATATGAAATACATTTAGAATTGTTAATATATACACTTGAAACAAGTGACGATTTTGAAGAATTCAAAATAGCAGATGAAGAAGCAAATGAAGAAGCACAATCAATGGTAGTTCCAAAAGTTCCATGTGACTTATCGACAGAACCAAAAAAATCACCGAAAAATGATTTATTTATAATTGATGAAAATACAGATGAACTAACACAACCGGAAATACAACCGGAAATACAACCGGAAACACAACCAGAAACACAACCGGAAACACAACCAGAAACACAACCGGAAGTAAAGTCAAAAGCGAAAGCAAAACCAAATAAAGATTCAACGAAAGATAACAAAACAAAGAAATGTCGTCCAACACAAGAATTGATCGACGGTGTTTGTCGTAAAAAATGTAAAGAAAACCAAACAAGAAACGAAAAAACAGGAAGATGTATAAAAACATTAAAATGTTTGCCAACACAAGAATTGGTAAATGGAAAATGTCTTAAAAAATGTAAAAATAATCAAACTAGACACGCAATGACCGGACGTTGTATCAAAAAAGGACATGTGTATCTATAATAAAATAGTATATATCTTTCAATAAATATATAAAGATTGAATATATATAAAACAAGAAACAAATAACTAATTCGAGTTACAAAACGCAAGTGAATTATAATAGTATTATTGAAATGATGCACGATACAAATATAAAAACAATTATTGAAAATGCTATTTCTTCAAATACATTGAAAGATACAACGCATTTTATTATTATAAATTTAAATATTGTAACATATCAGTTTCATCATTGGATAGAAAAAATGCCAAGAGTAAAACCTTACTATGCTATAAAATCAAATACAAATCCTATAATAATCAAATTATTACATAAGTTAGGGTGTCATTTTGACGTTGCTAGTAAAAATGAAATAGAAACAATTTTAAACTGTGATATTGAAGCAGAAAATATGATATATGCAAACCCATGTAAATCAATTGAATATATTAAATATGCTAAAGAAAAAGGTGTAAATTTGTTAGTTATAGATAGTATATGTGAAATGGAAAAAATAAAATGTGTATATCCAGAAGCCAATATATTAATACGTATAAAAGTCGATGACTCATATTCATTGTGTAAATTTAATTCTAAATATGGATTAGATTATGAAGAAATAGACAATATTTTTGAAAAAGCAAAAGAAATGAAATTAAATATAGTAGGTGTATCTTTTCACGTTGGTAGTGGTTGTAAAAATGAAAACGTATTTGACGGAGCAATACGTAATTGTAAAACTATTATTGATAATGGTAAAAAGCATGGTTTTGAAATGAATATATTAGATATAGGCGGGGGATTTTTAGGAGAAATAGATAATATAATATTTGACAAAACCGCAGATGTAATCAATTATGCTATAGAAGAATGTTTTTTCAATATAGATACTTCTAGTAACTATAGAAATTTAAAATTTATAGCTGAACCGGGACGATATTTTTCTTCTGCTTCACATACACTCGTTACTTCAATTATTAGTATTAAAATAAAAATAAATCCAGAAAATGGAATCAAAACAATGATATATTATATTACAGATGGGATATATGGTATATTTTCAGGTATAATGTTTGATTATGCGCACTTTGAATTGGAATGGTTACCGAATGAAGAAGTCTCATCATCTTCTACGAAACTTTACAATACGATTATTTTTGGTCCTACTTGTGACTCATTAGATATAATTTCAAATGGTTGTATGATGCCATTAATGAATTTAGGTGACAAGATTATAATAAGAAATATAGGTGCTTACTCAATCGTTTCATCAACAGAATTCAATGGATTTCCAATACCAGAAAAATATTATATACACTAACTGATGTTTCTTTACTACTCCGGAGGCAACTAAATACACTTTTTAACATTTCAAAAGACGATTTTACGTGATTGTCTTACTTGACTCTGTCTTTTTGTTTCCACATGTGAAAGATGAACCGTATCAATATTTTACTAATTCTATTGAAAAATATTTTAGTATGCTAAAATCACGATTACAAAAATTAGAAGGGTTAAAATATGAAAATCTAAAAGAAAATATTCAAAAAGTAATAAGTGAAATATCGAAAGAAAAATATGAAAATATATTCAAGGGTGCTTACGAAATACTAGAAAAATAAAGAAGAATTATAAATGATTTTTATATGGATAGAACTATATAAAAATCGGCGTTTGAAATCTAAAAAGGTGTAAAAGATATGAAAAATAATATATAATAACTGATACAAGTATACATGAAGTAGAAAATATTGATAACTAAAATATTTTATATATTTGGAAAGAAAACATATTGAATGAAATAAAAAGAACGAAAATAACATTATTTGATGTGTATTTTTATATTCATATTCTTTCAAATACTTACACATATAGATTATATTCAAAGTTGCTAAAAGTGATGATGAAAGTATATACGATTAAATGGAACGTATATTTCTCGATTTTCTATGACTTTGACTTTGACTTGAAAATCTTGGTAATGATTTTGTAACTCTGATAGATTTTTGATATCTTCTTCTACGAGTAAGTGACTGATGTTGACTTTTTCCGTATTTTTCTATATAGTTCAAAAATATTTTAAGATTGGCTTTTATTTTTGATACTGTTTGAGTAGATTTGTTTGTTCTGGTTGTTCTGTCCTCTGAAGTCATGGATTTACGCTCTCTAGATAATTTTTTTTTTTCAAAATTATTCAAAATATTCTTAAAAAGTAAAACTGCCGATTCGATATATTCACGCCTTTTTTTAGAATCACTCCTATATTTTCTAGGTGTAAGCAATCCTAAGTCAGTATCATCAAGTAATCTACTTCTTAAATATGAATTATCTTCTTCATTTATTTCAATATCATTGATTATTCTTTCAAAAGGATTATTTTTCGGTCTTAATTTTTCATGTTCACTTAATTTTTCATATTCACTGTTAAATCCATCTTCATGAATTAATAAAAATAGTATGATATTGAACTTATACTGTTCGTTCGGACTTAAATTTCGACTCTTTGAAAATGAATACAAACTGTCATAATGTAACCTACTCTTAATCATGGTATTCATATGAAGAATATCATGTTCTATGAATTCGACTGGATTATAGTCAATAGCATCAACCATTTTGGTTTTATAGATCATACCTGATAAATAGTGTTTGCTCAAAAAATGTTCAACAATTTCTGTTACTGTCATGTTTTCTATTATTGTAATTAATATTTTAGGTTGTTCTACTACCACCTGATTGATTCTAGTTCCATCGACATCTTTACAGAAATTATATCTAATATTTTTAAATATTCGCCAGTCACTATTTTCATAATCTTGAACGTCGATATCCTTAAATAAGATATTATTTTGTAATTCTAGTATTACGTTATCACTAACACTATCCTTATGGTATTTATAATATGGTGAATAATGTATAACAGTGAATAATATTGCACATTGAACACTCACCACGTTCACTATTCGTATATGAGACTCTTTTTCATTTCTTTCAATAGAATCAAATATAAGACGAAGAGAATCTTCTATTTTTTGTTTTGTATAATTAGATGAAGCATACGTCTTTAAAGCATTATATGCGTCTATTTTTAATTGTTCCAATAAATAATCTCTTGCTTCATTTTTGGATTCTTCTGGTGCTGATTTATCAAAAAGTATGTCACAATTTCTTAAGTATTCTTCTTTTTCATCTTTCGAAAATCTTTTTCCACCAGTAAACATGTTATATTAAATATATATTATATTGTTATTTTATTAGACATCAATGGTTTGAAAATGCTAAAGAAATGAAATTAAATATTGTATGTTTATCTTTTCAAATTTATAGTCACTCATAAATAAAAATATGTCTGAAGGAGCAATATGTAACTGTAAAAAATACGGATTTGAATATCATAATATCGAATATTATAAACTAAATAAAAGGTTAAAGAAAAGCTATAATAAATATTATATAAATGAGTGCTTCAAACGCTGCCGCTAAAAAACGACGTGCTATGATTCCATCTAATTCTGGTGACTCTGTTCCAAATATTGGTGGAAGACCATATGTCAATTCTACTCAACAAATACCAGTAAATGCCAGTCAAAAAATAAATGCTCCATCGAATGCCCCTCAAACTCCACAACAGGGATTTACCCTTCAACAAGTTATATCAGTTATCGATAAACGATTGGTAAACCTAGAAATAAATATAAGTGAGTTGAATAAGAAACACGTAACAGAAAAATTATCGAGTCCATCAAATATTACAAATACGGCGGTTCTAACAGAAGAACAAATTGAGTTTAATAACCAAACGCGTGAAAATTTTCAAATGATTAATGAAAATATGAATGAATATGACAACCGTTTTGAGATTTTAATAAATGAAATAGCCGATATAAAGTCAGTAGTATTAAAATTACAAACTTATACTATGGATGTTAATAAAATGCTTTTAGATGAAAGACAACAGAACACGGTTGAAAATGAAAATAATAAAAATAATGATACACAACCACTTATACTTAATGATAGTTATTCTTTTTCAAATAACCAAGATGTAACATACACTTTATTACCTACAACAGAAGATAAAGAAAACAATAATAGTAACAATGATTCCGAAGTTAACTATATTACAGATTCAAATACTCTCATTTGATTTTTCTTATCTATTAAGAATTATAAATCAGCGAACTGTATAACTAATATTTGTGGAAATATCAAATTATTGGTTCATGGAATACAAGATATTTATATAAATTGATATATTGAATTCAAATGATATATGTCAAAAATATCTATAATAAACTAATTTTTTATATAAAATTCGTAAAATATATAAAAAATACAATAAATATAATAAATATAATAATATGAAGTCGTTTTTGTCAAAGTTTTCTAAAAATAAAAAAGAGGAAGTTACTATTTTAGACGATTTTCAATTCAACTTCCTATTATCAAATACAGTTTATATACTACCTACAACGAGTGATAATATATCAAATCGAATATTTATAGATTTTGTTAATTTCAAAAGGTTTATTAACCGTAGTCATTTTAACCAAGTTGTCGATTATTTTATAGGATTGATTATCGAAATTTTGAAAAAATATGAAACAATTGAACTACATTTGAATCTTAAATCATTTTCGGTGACTGCTGCTGAAAAATACAAAGATTTAGTATTATTATTTTATGAAAGATATCAGGTTAATTATATTAACCGCATCAATTCAGTATATGTATACAATACACCTCACGTTTTTGAAACAATAAAAAATATATTTGTTACACTGTCACCACTTTCAAAAACATTTGATTTTGAACCAGTTTTATATTCTACAAACGAATCACCGAACAAACTAACCGAATTATTAAAAGAACGTATATCTAATATATACAATTATACTGGAAACGACGAAGATGACAATGATATAGAACAAACCATATAAAGATATTTATTAAATTTATTAAAATAAAAAATATGGATTTAAAAATTAAAGATTCTACAAAAATAGATATATTTACTACTATTTTTCAAATCATAAAATCTATTTCAGAACAAATATGTATAAATTTTACAGATGAAAAGCTATTTATTCAAACAATGGACCCATCAAAAGTTTCAGTTCTTGAAATATCAATTAAATCATCTTGGTTCGATTTTTATTCTTGTCAAGAAGAAAATTTACAAATAAGTTTGAATACAAATATATTACACAAAATTCTTTCTTCGAAGGAAAAATCACAGAGTATTCATTTTGAGTACAATACAGAAGAAGCTGGTAATGAAGATAAATTATTTGTTAACATGGTTGAAGTTTTGCCGTCTAGGGAACTTAACACAAATAATGAAGGAGAGACTATTCCTGTAATATCCGACATTTCAAAGAATTATAAAAATGTATATAATCGATATTTTGAAGTTCCATTATTTAACCTAGAACATGAGTTGATGGAAATTCCAACAATCGAATATGAAGCAGAACTTTCACTACCTTCTGTAAATTTTGCTATATTAATTCATCAGTTAAAAGGATTCGGTGAAGCATTAAATATAAAATGTAACGAAAATAATATACAATTTATATCAAAGTCGACTGAAAATGGAAGTATGCGTGTAGAAATAAAAATTGACGAGCTGACTGGTTTCTCTATAATCGAAGGTGAAAATATAAATGTGTTATTTACCCTTCAATATATCAATATTATATCTGCTTATAGTAAAATTTCAAAGACGGTTGAGTTGAAAATAAGACGAAATTATCCAATACGAATTGATTATTTATTTGGAGAACAAGAAGAAGGTAGTATAAAATTTTTTCTTTCACCAAAAGTAAATGATGAAGAAGAAAATAATAACTAAAAATATTCAGTATTATTTGACTTTTAATTTATAATTTACCATTTAGTTTTCTTTACATTTATTTGTTGGTGTCCTTTTTTACGTGATTTATTTGGATCGAATTCTTCTTCTTCATCATCATTTCCCAATCCTTTCGATAGAGTCCAGAATTCTTCACTCCCTAATTTGAAATCGGGACGTTTTTCCGCTTTATACCAAAAAACTTGATCGGTAATTTTATTACTTTTGGCATTATTATGAATAACCATACATTCATAATTTTGCGAGGTTTGATCAAAAACACTACAGAATGATTCTAAAGATGGAAACATACTAGCATAATTTTCCCATAACCTTTTACGATTTTGTAAAGATGGTTCTCTCAAAATGAAAACATAATCGATATTACAACGTAATATAGGCGGTATTCCTAACGCATATTGTAAAGTTATTACCAAAAGCACTTTCCAATGTCGTCCATTAAGGAAAAGGAGACGCATTAATTTGTCACGCGTCCAACTACTATCATATAAACAATCATCCAAAATACAAAAACAACGGGGGTCGATACTCGTTTTTTTATATAGTTCCATTTCACGGGACATTTGTTTCATTACTACTTTTTGTCGTCTTAAAACATTTTCAATTAAAACACTGCTATATTCATTATGAATAAATAATGCCGGAACGTGACTAGCGTAAAATCCATTTCCTGCTTCTGTTCCAGAAATAACAGTTCCTATAGGGACATCTTTATGATGATAAAGAAGATCGCGAACTAAAAATGATTTTCCAGTATCACGTCTCCCTATCATAATCACAACTGGACCTTTTGCCTCTTCTGGACGAAATGTTATTGTTCGCATATCAAATTTACGTAATTCTAAAGTCATTTATATATAATAATTTACTTAAACTATTATATTTAACGAATTTATATTTTGAGTATTTTCTTTTATTGAAAAATATCAATAATAACCGGATATAACATATGTATAATCATTACCCATCAGTATCGTTTTTATTTTCATCCAGTTTGATAATACCCGCACAAATATGCTTAGTAGATAAATAGCGTTCAAAATGAACTGTTCGTCTCCGTAAATTACAAGACAAACAAGCTATAACTATATTTCCACAATTATGCCCATACGTATTATCAAGTCGTTCTATTGTCCATTGTTTTGGTTCTCGAACATATTCATATAGTATATTTGTTGGTTCTTTACAATAAAAACATATCATAGAACATTCTTTCAATTTATCTAATATAAATTCAACTGTAACAAATTTCGAAGGTTCATATTTATTTTTTTTTATATCTTGTTCTTTATAACTCCGAAGTTTAGCTTTAATCTGTGAATATATCATATTTTGATATTTGTCTTTAGTCAAAGATTCTCTAATAGAAATACAATCTCTGATAAGAGAATCATAACTAATCGAATTCAATAACAATAATTGGTTACTATATTTCAATTCATCAGATGAAAATATCCACCGTTTAGTTTCTGTAATAACACGTTTTGAACGTTCTTTTTTCATTTCTATTTTATTGTGTGCGTTTGTTGATACTATAGAATCTAATTTCGAATATTTGTTATGTTTTAACGTTTTGAATGATACTATTTTATTTGTTGTTTCATCTACGGATTCCATTGTATTATACTATGTTATTATTTTACTCTTTTTGATTTTTATTCGAATGATAAATATGATATTCTTTATATACAACAAAATAATAATAACTTATATATATTTACGAACAATAGATAATTCTTCTTCACTCAAAAACACGATTGGAAAATCAACTATTTCAACGGTTTTCTCTTTAATATATCGTAAAAGCATTTCGACAATAGCACATATTCCTTTTTGTTTAATATTGATAGTATTTTCACTCGTATAATTATTTATTATCAAACGGGTTTTATTGATTTTATTAAAAAAATCAATATTACGGTTGAATAGTTCGACATAATAATTTAATATTTCTATAGAACGTTGTTTTCCAGCTTGTGTTATATCAAACCCTTTATTACGCTTATTATTCTTATCGCGGATTTTGAATATACCCTTTTCTATAAAACCAAATATATTACTTATTCTTTCTTTTGGAACAAAAAACCTTTTTAAATCTTCTAAGAATGGTTTCGTATTATATTGTTGTACCCACGTATTTTCATCCGTTAATGAATATACAGTCAAATTCATTTTGTCATCTGTGAGTGCAAATGTATGTTTACTACTTTGTAATTCTCTTTCTTTGAAATATTCAAATATAAGTTTATTTAATTCATTATATGTATCCGATAGTCGTGGTATTAGTGATGTATTCAATGTAGTTGTTTTATTATGAAATATTTCATCCAATAATAATAATTTCTCTTTCAAATTCAAAGAGTCTAATAGTTTGTATATAGAATATTTAACTATTGAGTTTGGTTGAATTCCAAATGTGGTTGTCAAATGGTCTCTTATAATTCGAATATTCATAGCTACTGTTTGTGATTTTTCTGGAATAATTTCTATATCATCTATTCTCGGTGAAATAAGTGTAACATAACTCGATTCTATATCATCTATTATTTGTACCAGTTTATCTTTTTTACGTGTTTGTTGTGCTATATGAATGACTTCGGGTTCTGGTGTTGAACTGATAAAAGGAATAGGTATAGGTGGAACCAGAGAACCGGGAATATTTTTTGGTTGAGTTATAGATGGAGGCGGTAGTGGGGGAGCAAATAGAGTGGATTCTACCGTATTCGATGGTGGAGGCGGTAGTGGAGGAGCAAATAGAGTGGGTTCTACTTTATTCGATGGTGGAGGCGGTAGTGGGGGAGCAAATAGAGTGGATTCTACCTTATTCGATAGTGGAGGCGGTAGTGGAGGCACATACTCATGACTACTTAGACCTAATAACGAAGAAGATACTGATATTTTACTTTTTTCAATATCTTGTTCATCCTCTTTGAAATTTGCTGGAACTTGGTAACTTAGTTCGTTTCTTCTGTATTCTATAGGAACACTTCTTTCATAAATAGATATATTTTCATCGGTTAACTCAATCGGTTGAAATGAATATATATCGCCTTTATTAACCAAATTACCTAAACGGTCATATTTATCAACTAAATATTCATTTTTATTTTGAATAAGATATGTTAAAGAACTATAGATTTGTTCTAATGGATACAAACGTTGAGAATTTAATGCATCTATAAGATTTTTTCTCGTATAAAATGTATTTTCTTTAAAAAGACCACGTATACGCTCAATAATTCTTGTATTATTATCACTAATAAATTCTAGACCGAATGTACTCTTATCAGCAATAAACGCCGGATCATCAAAATCTATTTTTTTATCATTATTTTTTGGTAGATGACATTTAAATTCACAATTATCCATATAGTCACATATATCTGTATATGGTTTATCACCAACTATATAGTCGATTTCTTTTCCACCTTCACTACTTATTTGAATTTTGATATTTTGATTTTCAACTAACTTATTAAACTTATCGATAGAAAAATTAGTTTGACCTATATTCAACATACAATCAACCGCGGTTTCTTTTATAATACGCGTTACACGTCCAATTTGAATAGCTTTTTGTTCTGCCTTTCTATAAACATAGGTATCCGCACATTCTTCTTCGATACGGTTTGGTAAAATAGAAGAATGTAAAAAAATTTCAACATTACGTTCTTCAAATGGCAAAGAACAATGACTAAGATTTCTAACACCACGACCAATAATTTGTTCGATACGATTCATATTATACCAAGGTTCCATTATGTGTATTTGTCGAATATTACGAAAATCTAGTCCTTCAGCACCAGCACGGGATATAATAACAATTTTTATACGCTCTCCGTATTTATTATTTTCACTAGTAATATGTTTTATATCTTCATTGTTGCTAGGAGAAAAAGCAATGTCACCTGAAATAATAGTATATTTTGCGGGTTGAAAAACGGCGGAAGTATCACTCATTTTCAATTCACTACGTGTTTTCATAGTTATAGAGTCAACCGGTTCAGTTGGTGGTGTTTGGAATAAAGATTTCGTATAAGATGCAGTACCAAAACGTGTTATTCCCATTTCTTCCAACGCAAGACAAATAGGGACTATTCCACCATCTATGTATTGTGAATATATCATTATTATACCTTTGGACGATTTACGTATTATTTCACAAATATTTGATATTTTACCACTATATTTTGAAATATTATCACGATGAAATATACGTCCATATTTAGCAAGAATACCTGGTTTATAATTATAATTGAATTTTTCAGGCTGTGTTGTGTCTGAAGAATTATCTTGATAGTCCATTATTTCATCTAACCCTTTCTTTCCAACTATAAATGAGATTTGATCAATTGATGTTATACCTTCTGATTCCAATATACGATTCGGATATATAATATTTAAAGATTGAATTGGAAATTGTAACTTATTATAACCGAAAGCATCAATTGACGCATCAACTGTCTCATCATTTAATACCGTATGTGTATCTAGAGTTGTAGGTTCTACTGGAACACCTCTAACTATTTTATTACTTATTTTTTTAGAGTTGATTTTTTTAGTTATCTCGTTTTTGTAGTTTGTATCCTCTATATCACTTTCATTTTCATCATTTCTTTCTACTATTATTAATGATGGAGGACGTGAGTTAATATCTATATTTTCTTGTTCGTCTTTTTCTCCATCTTTTTCTCCATCTTTTTCTTCATCTTTTTCTCCATCTTTTTCTTCATCTATATAGTTGCTTGTTTCACTATTACCACCACTTAATATACTATCTTCAGAATATTCAACTACACCAAATGAATCAACTGTGTCATCCATAAAATGTCGTTTCTTTAAAAAATCAACAATCATATTATAACCTTTTTCTTGAGATTCTCCAACATTATTATAATAAATAGGAATGTGTTGAACCGGTGTTTGTATGACTTCTTCGTTAATTTGATATTTTGGTGGTGTGAACTGTATATCAGAATGTGTTTTATATATTCGAAATGGAAATGAATATGGATTTTCACTACGAACATAAGAAACATAACCAGTGAGTTTACGTATAAGGAGTTCTCTACCATTTTCTTTCCATCGATTCATAGGATCATCTTTATTAACTATTTCTTTAAAGTTACCAGATTTGTCAAAAATATCTTTTATTTTTATCAAAGAACGTTTATCATTAATATTCAATAAATTTACCAACCATACAATTTCACGATAAGAATTGTACATAGGCGTGGCAGATAAAAGAAGCAGTCGTAAATTAACACTATGTTCAGCAATCTGAAAAAGAAATTTAGCTGTGCTTTTATTCTTGTTATCGTCAACTAATCGTATATTATGAACTTCATCGACAACTATGAGACGATTATTAAATGTTTTTTTGATATTTTTTATGCGATATCGTTCGCGTTCTTTTTCTTTTACAACAATTGTTGGTATAGCATTTATTTTTTTACTAGCATAATTTGAAAATTCTATATATCCCATAAATTCATAATATGTGTTTATAATCGACTTTATACTACTAATCACTTTTTCTCTTGTCATACCAGTCAACTGAGATGGATTAACTTCATTTATAAACGTATTTCCAACACATGATTCTATATTCCATATACCATTTTTTTGTTTCAATTTTGATTCATTAAATAACTGGAGACGAAAATTATCTTGGACATTTGGAGATGCTATAATGATTATTTTATGTTTATTTAATCCAACTTGTTTCATATATTTTCGATTTTCTTCAGCAATACCTATAGCACTACATGTTTTACCTGTTCCAAGTCCATGATATAATAGCAAACTGTTGTAAGGGGTTTGTAATGAAAGAAAATTCTTTACGAATATTTGATGGGGTGATAACTCAAATACCGCATTACATAATTTGTTCGATTGTTTCCTTATATCATATATATTTCCGTCATATCTAAATTCATTGAATTCTTTACGTTTAGCTATTTTTGAATTAAAATTCGGATCATTCAAATCTGGATACAAAAATGGAAATTCATCTTTTTGTTCTTTTTCATTAATCTTATATTCGAATTGTTCTTTGAAATTTTTAGATTCATTACTATTTAATTTGAATTTTTGTTTATCTAATTCTTTTGAATATTCATCTGTTTTTAAAGAAGAAGAATCAGTAATAAACGCAAATACTGGTTTTCCTATTGGTTCTTTTAATTTTTCACTTGTTTCTTCTTTCGATTCTACACCTGATTCTTTTTCATTACCATTTATTAAATTTTTGATATATTTATAAGGTTCTTCAAAGAATACTGGTTCTTTTTCATTGGTTGGTTGTTCTATCTTCGTCGGTTCTTTTTCATTGATTGGTTCTTCTATCTTCGTCGGTTCTTTTTCATTGATTGGTTCTTCTATCTTCGTCGGTTCTTTTTCATTGATTGGTTGTTCTATGTTTGTTGGTTCATTATCATTGATTGGTTGTTCTATGTTTGTTGGTTCATTCTCATTTGTTGATTCTATTTCGTTGATTGGTTGTTCTATATTCGTCGGTTCATTCTCATTTGTTGATTCTATTTCGTTGATTGGTTGTTCTATATTTGACGGTTCTTTTATGTTGGAGAGTTCTTCTGTATTCAACTTATCAGGAATATTTAAATTTAATGGGTTTTTAATAATAAATATTTTTTTCTTTGGACGTTTTGTTTTTATAGGTTCACATAATCCAGTGTTCTTATTTTTGTGAGTCCCATTACGACATCTTGTATTTTTTGATTTATCTGATTCATTTGTTGTCGATTTATTTTCTGTCTCTTTTGTCATTTCTAAATTGGTTGGTTCACATAGTCCAGTTTTTTTATTTTTTCGTGTTCCTCTTTTACACCTTTTATTTTTTATATCTGTATTTTCTGTATCTTTTACATTTTCTGTATTGGTCGGTTCACATAGTCCAGTTTTCTTATTTTTTCGTGTTCCTCTTTTACACCTTTTATTTTTTATATCTGTATTTTCTGTATTTTCTTTCTCTTTTATATTTTCTGTATTGAACGGTTCACATAGTCCAGTTTTTTTATTTTTTCGTGTTCCTCTTTTACACCTTTTATTTTTTATATCTGTATTTTCTGAATTTTCTTTCTCTTTTATATTTTCATTTTCTGTATTTTCTGTATTGAACGGTTCACATAGTCCAGTTTTTTTATTTTTCCGTGTTCCTCTTTTACACCTTTTATTTTTTGTATCTGTATTTTCTGTATTTTCTGTATTTTCTTTCTCTTTTATATTTTCATTTTCTGTATTTTTTGTATTTTCTGTCTCTTTCATTTTTTCTGTATCGATAGGTTCACATAGTCCAGTTTTTTTATTTTTCCGTGTTCCTTTTTTACATCTTTCTTTAACAGCTTTTATTTCATTCGGTGAAAGATTTATATCATCTGTTATAGGTAAATTTGGAATCATATTTATCAATGGATTTAATGCTATTTTTGCTATAGTTTCATAATTTGTAAAATCATTATTTTTTTTAGACGATTCAACTGGTTCACATTGTCCAGTTTTTTTATTTTTTCTTGTTCCTTTAGGACATTTTGTTTTTATAGTTACTGAATCCATACAATGTTTATATATATATACATACATTTATGTGCGTTTACATTATTTTATTGAACGATTAATTAAAATAACTAAGAAAATATTATTGATTTATAGTAAAAAATAAATCAGTAATATATATTACATGAATAGTAAAATATTTCAAGTAGAATTTCATAATCCAGAATCAAAATCCGAAAATTGGGATTATCCAAATAAATTAACAGATGTTGTTGGAATATCTCATCCTGGATATGGTTTTATAGAATCACTAGTATTTTTAGGTATAAAAGATGAAACAGAAGGTAATAAACTTTATATTCAAACAGGTACAACAAAACCAGGAAAACAATCAAAAGTATCAAATTTATTATCACCAGTAACCCGTGCTATATATGAAGCAGAGAGTATTTTAAGTCATACATATAAAAATAAATCATTTGAAAATAAAAGAATAAATAATGATGAATTATTTGAAACACTAGATACTAATTTGGAAAATAATAACAGTACAATAGTTATGTTCAACAGATATAGTTATACACGTTTCGACAAAACTCTATTTTCTGTTATTGGTAAATATGATAATAAAATGTATTTTACTATACCTATAAGTAAACACCCAGAAATTAAAATAATAACAAAACAAAAACAAATGTCCAAATTCTTTGAAACACAAGAAATAAAAGATATAACTATATTTTATGAACACCCAAAATCGAAATCTAAAGTTGAAACAACAAAAAAACAACAAGAAAAAATGAAAACGATTAAAAATCAAATAGATAGATTAAAAAAACAGTTGGAAAAACTCAAACAATCAAGGAAAACCCAAAAACATAAAAAATATAGAAATGATGAATTCAACAAAAAACGTGGTATCGATTCAAAAATGGTAGAAGATATATCTCCTATGTCTATTTCTAGTCCATCTTCTTTATTAGAAATGCCTTTGCGTCCTACTTCTGAAAATAATGGTTCTCCTATGTCTATCTCTTCTCCAACTTTTCCAGAACATATTCAAAGAGCCCAATCAAATACAGAAAAAATGGATATATCACCTATATTGATTGAAGAACAGAATAGACCAAAGTCAGCACCTTACTAACATTACTAATTTATTTTCGTACTTCAACTATAGAATTACACATTTTCACATTTAGAGCGATACCGTTTTCTCAATTTAACTTTTTTGTTTTCTTGATGACAATAATTTATTTCTCACCATCAGCAATATTAATCGGTTGAAATTCACTCATTTTTAAGTATTTATTATTAATAAAAATAAACGAATTTTTTTATTACACCTTTGAAACCAATTCCATAGAGGATTTTTTCACTCAATTACACCTTTGCATAAAAAAATCAGTCAGTTAAAGTATCAAATAAAAAGAAAAATCCAAAAACTTATGAAGATATTTATAATGTAAATTCTAATATTTTAGAGAAGAAAATAACAAAAGAACATTCAACAAACTGCTTGAAACATAGTTATAAGATATATAAATAATAACTACGTTTTGTCTCATTTTTCTTTTTGTTCGTTGTAATTATAAAATTTTTTATTCTAAAATTTAATGTTTACCATATTCAATTTATATATAAATTATGTAAAAATTGCATAATTATTCAATGCGGTTTCTATTTCAGTAATCATACGTTTTTTTTCTATATTATAAGAACGTATCAATTTCAAACATTCATGGAAAGAAACCCATTTAATACATGATACTTCCGTTCTTTCAAAATCACCGGTTTTTAAAGAATTTTCAAATGTCATATACATCAGATAATATTTATGTTTATAAGATTTATAATTGGAACCAATAAAAACCTCTTCAAATGTATTGATATTTTTTAATATAGACATATTTTCTTTAGAATATCCTGTTTCTTCTTCCATTTCTCTAATAGCACAATCATAATCATTTTCTTTATAGTTACGTCTTCCTTTACAAAATCCCCATTCTGGTTCTTTCCATGGTTCAGTATTTGATATTTTGTATTCCATTCTTAATTCTGCAATAATATCTGATATCTTAAAATGCTGTTTACCATTTATACACCATCCGTTTTGTAATATATTAAATTTATCTTTTAAATTATAATTTTCATTATTTTTATAATTCTTTGGTTGATTCGAATGTGTAGGAATGAATGTAGAATTTGGATTTTCTTCTATAAATGTTTTATATGTTTCACGGATCACATCATTGGGGTTTGGTTCGTTATTCTTCCATAGTTCATACCACAAATATTCAAATGGTTGTGTCATTATTTGATTTTGTTCGTATTCAGTCATATCACTTATAAGCCGTTTTATATATTTACGATTGAATAATGAATATTTACCTCTTAAAAAATCTACATATGATATAGTATCTCTTCTTCGAATCATTAAATATTGGCGTTCTTTTTCTCCTGTTACTGGATTATTTTCATATCTAAAAACAATAATACCATAACTAGTTATAGGATTTTTACATTGATAAAAACTATGTCCAGATTTTCCACAGTTGTTACAATAGTTCAAAGATAAATTACATTCTGTATTTTTATATGTATTATTTTCACAGTTACTATTTGATGAATTTTTATTTTGAGATAAAATAAACAAAGAACGTTTATTGAATGATTCATTATGTGAAGAAAAAGTGTGTTGGTTACTATAATTTTTACTACGATATGGTTGTATAATACTAACAGTATTCGGATATTTTTTTTTCGAAGGAGGACGATACAGTAATTTTGTAACTGATAGTCGATTATTCAATTTATCTTTATCATTTTGTTCATTTTGATTTGGTTTATATAAATAATCATATAATTCTATTTGTGAAATATAGTTTTCATTCAATAAATCTTTTTTATTTTCTACAAAAATATTATAATATTCTTTATTTTCAACCATCGTAAATAATATATATTAACATATATTAATTTTCTATATAGTTATGTATTTAAAAAATAAATCAAAATTAAACGCAAATGTATGGGGAAAACATTACTGGTTTTTTTTACATACAACGGCTTATAACTATCCAGATTTCCCAAATGCTGTTACAAAACGCAAATATTACGATTTAATAAGCAATTTACCTTTATTTATACCAGACGAAGAGATGGGAAACCGATTTGCAACACTTTTAGACAAATATCCAGTAACTCCATATTTAGACAATCGTGATTCTTTTATAAGATGGTGTTGGTTTATACATAATAAAATTAATAATATACTCGGCAAAGAAGAAATCGACCTTTATGAATCAATAACTAGATATATGGATGAATACAAACCTATAAAAAAATCCGGTTGGTGGATTGGTAATCACATTTTCTTTACAAGAAAAAATTTGATATTTTTGATATTTTTTATGATATTAACAGTTATATTATTTATAACAACTTACGGATATCCTCATATAACATTGATAAAGATGAATAGACTAATGTAATTGAATTCCACAACCAATAATTAATAAATATTGATATCTCATATACAAATTCAAAGATATTATTTAATGCCATTTCATTTATATCAATTTCGTTATATTTGATTGAAGTTAATTCTTCTGCGTTATTCATTATATTGTATATTTCGAATCATATCATACAAAATAATAAAATAATTATAATCAATTTTTAGCCTATTCATCATCTATTATAGTATTGTATATAAAATCTGTATATTTCAATACACGAATGAATTTGAAAGATAGATAAAGGTTAAAGAAATACATGGTTAATATATAATACAAAGAATATGATGAATGAAATAGAAGTAAACGACGAAACTACAAATGCGCGAAATAATTTTTTGACTCCAACATTATTATCGAGTATTACTGATTTTGTAACGATTGTAAAACGTTTATGTCAAATACCTACCTTAGAAAATATTATAAAATATGATAATAAAGAAGAGAAAGAAAATAACAAAAATTTTTATCCAACTGAAACTAATAATATTTCTATTAATATAGAAAAATTATCTAACCAAATACAAAAACTACCAAGCGAATTAATAGCATATATCGCTTCTTATACATATATTCCACAAAATCAAGACCTCTTACATGATATACGTAATTTTGGATTGACTTCTAATTTTCTTTTACATAAAGTATGTCATGGGGATAAGAGCTTGATGACTGAAAAAATTATATCTGAATATAATGATTTTTATTTATATAAAAATATAAATGAACATGTTGAAAGAAAAATAAAGAAATGGATAAATAAAAATAAACATATAGAATATATAGAAGATTTCATATTGATAACATATCCAGATGAATTTGTTTTATTTGAAGGAGAAACAAAATGGATTTTTTTGTGGGGAGTTTTAAAACCTCAATATAGAAACATATATTCGAACCGTCTTTATTCATCAATGAATACAGATATATAACTCTTACAACAGTTATAATTATGTCTGACAACAGTTATATAACTACTCAAAATATTTCTATAATATATTAGCATTTAACTATAAATTTTTTAAATATAGGGTTACTTAACTGTTTATTCGGTGTATGTTGTGTAACTCTATGTGCTATAGCCTTGTATAATTTAAATCCAGGGAATCGTTCTTCCCCGTTTTTTGTATACAAAATATTTTTGCCTTTATCGTCCAAACACCATTCATATATAACTCTTTGAAATTTATCCAAATCTTTCAATGACTGTTTAGAATTGTTACCGTCAATAATGAAATCATATATGCTACAACCTAACCTACATAAGTCAAAACTATAATTAGGTAATACTGTAGGTTTTTTTGAATTATAAAACGGTGGAAAATTATACTGTGTCGAAGCATCACCTTCTGGAGAAAAACTATCACTACAGAATAACTTATTTTGAAATTTGTATATTGCTCTCCCAAAATCAATTATTTTAAAGATACGCCCATATGTTGGAACACGATAACAAATTCCTTCAAATTTGTAATATAAGTATTTTTCTTCAGTATTAACATAAGTTATATTATTTGTATGTAGATCGTTATGCGTAAAAGAAAACACTTTTTGGTAGACATTTAATGTCATTATTATTTGAAATAATGCTGAAATACCCCTTTTTTCATCCATCAAATTATCCATGAATAATTGGTCAAGTGTCCCATCACATTTTTCCATACAAATCATTTGTACAGGAAAATTTTTTATATATGCGTGTGTCTCATTTTCTTCCTCGTCTTCGCCTTCATCGTCTTCATCTTCATCTTCATCTTCATCTTCATCTTCGTCTTCCCATTCTTCTGAATCTTCATCTTGTGTTTCTTCATCAATTGAATTTTCATCAGATGGAACTTCATTTTCGTTAGTGTTATCATTCATTTCATCGCTATTATCACTGTCATTTTCATCACTATCATTTTCATCACTATCATTTTCATCACTGTCATTTTCATCACTGTCATTTTCATCACTGTCATTTTCATCACTGTCATTTTCATCACTATTGCTGTTAACTGTATTATTTTTTGTTTTTGAATATAATTCTATTGGTTCATTTTGTAGTTTTTGAATTGTTTCTGTTGTTTCTGAATCTAAAATAGTTACTATGTTATTCAATTCTATATCACAATCATTTTCACTATATATTTGTATTTTTTTACGGAACCCATTCGAATTACTTAACCCATTATCTTTTTCTGGTTCATACTTCCAATTTTCTATAACAAATAACTTATCTATATTTGATTTAAAGAAATCGAAATTTTCTAAATATTCAATATCTTCATGAATATTTATTTTAAAATATTCTTGAATACCTAAATATGAACCATAAAAATCGATACCGTGTTGAAAGTTGTATTTATTCAATAAAACACTTGAAAGATAATAAAATAGTGAATCTACATAAGATGCGTTATGTATAAATGCTATTTTAGAGTCAATAGTTTTACTATTTCCTTCAATGTTACAACATGTAATATCAGGCAATTTCACCACTGAATCATCAATAAAGACATTACTTTTACTGTACTTACCACTCATGTAACGTACAGGGTCAACTAATGGTGAAAATTTTACATACACTTCTTTTTTAATATGACTACCAGTTGTTATGTCAACAACTTCATCTGGTTTTTTTGTACAAGAATTTAAAATACAATGATACTTATGATTGAATGAAACACAATTAAAATTCTTTTCGTTCAGTTCAAAAAATACAGAATATAATGGATTGTATTTTTGTATACGATAAATGTTGAATGGTTTATAAAAATGACTATTATTTTCTTCTTCTGGCTGATATTTTGTTCTATCTTCAATAAAAAGATTTTTTATTTTATGATAATTAAAAAAAACAGTAATATCTCCTATACTATCTATATTTTGTTCTAAAATGATTTCATCGTCGTTTAATTTATTTTTTGATAAACTGAAAGATGCCATATACATTCTTTAGTAAAACAAAATTTATTAAAAAAACGCATTTTACGTAAATACTAAACATAACATTCTTTAGTTTCATCACCTAAACCTACATTATTGAAATATGATTCTTTATTCAAATTTTTTTGATTTTTCAATATTTCTATAAAATTATTTACAGGATCAAAATAATGAACTTCTCCAGAAAAATCAATAAACTCACTATCATGTCGACATCCTACGTCAAAAATAACATTGATATTATTTTTTATATGTAAATAAAAATTATATTCACCATTTGTTTTTGAATTAATATTACCAAACATTAGATTATTTATATTATAATTTATTTATTCAAACGCAAAATATAAACTTTATATCTTTGAATATTTTATATTTTACAAAGTGAATTCAAAGAACTAAATTATAACACTTGTCAAACGATTAAAGTTTATTGGATTATCATGTATTATCTAATATCTAATATCTAATATCTAACTATTAGATAAATATGAATTTATATATAATATCCATTTCTGTTATTATTTTTATTATTTCTTTGATATTAATATCTTATTTTGAATTTTGGAAAAAAACAAATTCTTGTGATATTAAATATCCATATTTTCCTTCTACAATAAATTATGATAAAATACCACGTGTTGTTTATCAAACTTGGCATACTTACGAATTACCACCTAAAATGAAAGAAACAAATGAAGAATTAAAAAAAAATAATCCGGAATTTGAATATAAATTATTTGATGACAATAAATGTCGAGAATTTATAAAATCATATTTTGATGTTTCAGTATTAAACGCATATGATTCTCTCGTTCCAGGAGCATTTAAAGCAGACTTATGGCGTTATTGTATACTTTTTATTAATGGTGGTATTTATTTAGATATCAAATATAATACTAATAATCACGAACAACAATACCAGACCGAAGGAAATAAAATAAATTTTCGATTAATAGATTTATTTAATATAGAAAAATATCCTATTCCAATGGTAATTGAAACGAGTCCATTGTATGTATATACTGGACTACTAGTAACTCCACCTAAAAACCCATTATATCTAGCATGTATTCATCGTATTGTTGAAAATGTAAAAAATAAATATTATGGTAATTCACCTATGTCACCAACGGGTCCAGAATTATTTGGACAACTCATTCTTGAAAAAGATAAAAAACGGGCAGTTCTCTTTTATTATGATGATTATTTTTTGAAAGAAGGAGAAGAAAATAAACGTATCAAATATAAGAAAAGAGGATTTATAAAAGATATCAGAAATAACATAAATATTTTATCTCATTATTTAGATTATCGTATAGAACAACAAAAATATGCCAATACTAAATATTGGATGAATTCATGGAAAAATAAAGAAATATATAATATTCTTTGAGTGTTGAATATGTAAAACAGGTATAAAATACAACAAAATACTTATATTCAATCTTATTTTATTATATGAAAAATATATAGATTTATTTAATTCGAATAATTTTGAAAGAATTATATAAAAATAGAGTCACATAATTAAATTTGTAAATATGTCTTCTAATATGCTTTCCATTTTCTCTAAATTAAAAATCTTTACTCACAATATATTCGGTTTACAACTGTACATGTAAATGCTAAACTAATTGATGAAATTTTGATATATCTAACTACACATCATGAATAATTATTATAATTAAACATACTCAAAAACGCAGTATCAACACAAAATATTATATGTAAAAATTCACCAACGATAAATAAAGTTACTAAACTAACCCAAAAATTTATTTTCAATAATAGAGATATGAAAAAAGCACCGACAATAGTTAATACTATATCAAATATTGAAAATCCCAATAATCGATATTGGTGAACTCCTTGGTTTGCATTTCCAAATATATATTTATATTTACACAGAGGCCATGAAAAATTTGAATTGTTCGACATTCAACTTTTTTATATTCTATATTTAACAATTATATTTTGAAAGATTTTATATATTTTTTCCTTATTCTTCACTTTTCATACGGTCTAGAGCAGTTTTTTTTCGGTGACAATTTGGACAGAGACTTACTAAATTTGTTAAATCATTCGTTCCACCTTTATAAAGAGGAACAATATGGTCGACTTCATAAGTAGATGATAACTGTTGTTGACAATGTCCGCATTTCCACCCTTGTTGAGCACTTATATATTTTTTTTTCGTTTCAGATACTGAACGTTTGAATATTGTCTTTGAGTTTGAAGGTTTCATTTTTTGTATTTCGATAACGGGATACTTTCCACCACTGTCAATATAATTACCACCGTTTGTTGTCCAATTTGTTTTACTACTAAAATCCAATATAGGACTTATCATATTTACTGTGCTTTTATCAAGAGGTAAATATTTTATATATTCATTCGATGTTGTTAATATTTGTTGAGCATTCAAAGGATTCTTTTTAATCAAATAGTAAATCATAAAAAAAATAAACAAAACACCAGCCATTTGCCAATATTTTTTTCGTGAGGTTATATATTTCATTATTTTACCTTCATAATAAATATTTGCTATTATCAAACTAGCAACAAAAAAAAGTAAAATTTCTATTCGCATTATATATAATAACATGAATTCAATTTCTTTCAGATTAGATTATTATATTTTATGATATATTCAACTATATTTTTCATATTATCTATATGACGGTACTTCACAATATTTTTTTAAATTTTCATATACAATAATACAGTGATATAAAACATTTATACAGAAATATAAAACGCATTAATATTTCCAAAAAACTGAAATATCGTTGTGACACGGGTAGGAACATTACGAAAGTCAAATACTTGTCCATTCTCTCCATTTACAGTTCCGCCTTCAATCAAATTATATTCATCTATATTGTAACGTCTTTTTAGTTCATCATTCAATACTGAAATAAATTCGGCTAGTGTATTGCGATGGTAAAACTTCAACACTACAGTTTCACCGGTTGTTATACGCTTGAATGTATATTCAATTCTGTTTTCTATTTCAACTCTTTGAATATTAGTGTTATTATTAGTGTTCATATTAATAGGTTAATAGGTTAGTTGATTAATATTACTTTACAAATGGTTATAATACTATTGAATAATTGTAAAAAAACAAGTCAATTTTTTAACTTTATATCAGTTATACTATAATGGTTGTCTATTATATAATTTATATAAAAATTGTATAATAACTATGTATAAATAGTATCATAATATTATTAACTTACAAACTCATACAAAAATGGTAAAGGGTTATTCAATTATAGTAGCTACAGATGAAGTTGGTGGAATTGGCAAAGGAAACAGTATTTGTTGGAAAGATCAAGAAGATATGTCATTTTTTCGTGAAACAACTACTAAAACAATTGACTCGGAAAAAATAAATGCTGTCATAATGGGTAGGAAGACATGGGAATCATTATCTAAAAAACCGCTCAAAAATAGATTACACCCTTGAAGATTTAAAATGGGACAAAATATGAGTAAGATTTTTCTATTTTTATTATAACGATGAAACATAAAAGCGAAGATTATAAAATTTCTGCGGTTAAATATTATTTGAAAAATAAAGATAATATTAGAAAAACTTGTAAAATATTTGATTGTAAAAAATCTACATTACAAAGATGGA